CTACCTGTATTATGCGTGTGGGACTGGGTTTTAAAATTAGCCCCTGGAGTAGGATTAGCACTTGTAGTATTTCCTTTAGTTGGTACTGCCATTATAGTTGACTTATATCAGTAATTTCAGTTAAACTTAAATCTTCAACAATTTCTACTTGAGTTCTAGCTTCATTAACAGAATCAATACCGTTAAAAAAAGTACTAATTGATACTTCTCCTAACTCTAACTTAGTTCTGTTTTCTCCTAAGAACTTCCCTAGCGTAGCATCATAATCCTCGTTTATTTGATTAATAATAGCTACATCTTGAGTATGTCCTATATCAGTGTACTTAAGGTTATCCGTACCTTCTAATTCTATTTTACTAATAATTGTAATCATTTTACGCTTCTTCTTTAACTGCTACTACATCCCATTTGCTACCAGCTTCATCATAAATACAACCTACATACAAAATTTTATTTGCCGTTGTTGTGGTAGGTATTGTGACCCCAATAGCCCTATAAATAACATTCCATGTTAACGCTCTTGCTGTACCATCATCTGTTATTCTAAATATCAACTTCATTCCTGTTGATGGCGTACCTGTTGGAGCTGCAATAGTCATAGCACTGGCTAAATCTGTTACATCCTCTTGCTCATACTCATCAATATTAGGAGTTAGTGTAGCTGTTGTTGTTGTACTGTTTACAATAGGTCTTACAATGTTTTTCCTTTTAATGCTCTTTTTATTACCAGAATCCCCACTGTCCTCAATAATAAATTCATCTTGGTTATCTACTGTTGTTTTTTCAGTTATCGCTGTGATCTCATTAGCAGCATTTACATGAACAGCATTTGCATCACTCGTAGCTGGTAAATTTCCAATAGTAATTTTCTTTTTGTTATTACTATCAGCAGCATCTTCAATAATCAATAAGTCACTACTTGTAGGAGTAGCCTTAGCTGTTATACCGTTTATCTCACCTGCTGCGTTAACGTGTACCGCATTCGCATCAGTACCTCCGCCACCACCGCCACCAGTGTCAGATTCTCTTAATTTTCCTAATACGTAATCAAACTTAATTCCCATAATTTATTTTTTTAAGAGTAACTTAAAGATGTTCTGTTGTCCCAAACATTGTCAAAAAGCTTGTTACCGTCTGCATAAGTAACTGTAGTTACAGTTCCAGCCGTTACAGTCTTTTTAATCCTCCATTTAGCATCAGCATTAGCAGTACCTATTTCTGCAAAGCCTACGTAATTAGTTCCTGAAGGGTTGTCAGTATCTATTCTTAATGGTTCAGGCTCTTGGTTTATTGTAACAATAGCAGGAACTATTCTTAAGTCAGCTACTAACTTTACTGTTAAAGATGTTCTTATAGTACCTCCTGTTACTCCTGAGTCTGTTAATGCTACTTCTGTGTTTTCTACGACCTTTATATTAATCGTGTGACCTACAACAACTGCTGACTCTATATTAGCGTTAGAAGCAATATCTGTAGCAAAAGCAGCAATCGTAGTTGCCGTATCTGTTGAGAACGAAGTTGAAATAGTACTAGACCCTACTTTGACCGTTAAGCCATTGGAGTAAGTCTCTAAGTCTATATTATTAGGAGTAGCATTTCCTTCTTGTCTTAGAATTAATTGATACACTTGCTGACCGAATCTATAACCCGAATCTACAATTGCGTTATTAATATCTCTCATTCCACTCGCATCATCTGATTTAGGAGCTTGATATTGTTTACTTTGAATCATCTTAATTATTTTTTATAAATATAGTTAATTTTTATTTTTGAGTTTTTGGCTATTTATTTTCTTTCTTTCTCTCCTCTGACTCCTTTTTTATTTGTTTTTCTTTGTTTTTAATAGCCCTGTCTGTAAGAAGTTTTAAATCTCCAATTTGCATATACAACGCTGCAAGGTTCAAGAGAGACATTTTCTTACCGTCATCACCCAACCCAACAAGGACTTCCTCTCCCTCTCTAACATCATAAGAAGGTATATATTCTTCACCTGAAAGTATTTGTAAGTTTTTAATTGTTTCTTCTCCATAAGACAATAAAACACCATAAGCTCCAGGGGTATTATGTTTATCATAAAAAACCTTGTTTTCCCACTCGTTAAAAGGTTGTAACTTGTCTCTTTCAGAGTACCTACCACGTTTTTTCATCTCTTCCTCTTCTTCTTTTAACTCCTCGTATTCTTCTCTGGCTTTTTTTATATAAATGGTATTTAGTCCTTCTTTAACAGCTAAAGTTAAATCATCTGGAACACCACCAACAGCTAAATCTAAAGAAGCTTTTAATAAAGCGTCGGTACTATTTTCTTTTAAAGACTCTTTGTCAAAAACTTCTTTATCTTCATCTGGATCATCTACGTCAAATAAAGCTTCTGCCGCCTCATCTAATAAAGGATTTACAAAAGAAGATTTAATCATTTCAAACGCCCACATAGAAGCTAAAGCACCTAATAAACCTGCTGATGATGCTTTAACAGCTTGCTGTCTTTGCTTGGCAGTCATCTTGCTTTTACCGCCTGCACCGTAAGCTATGTTTCTAGCATCCAAAAATGCGTTATAAGATTGATTAATAGCAAAACTTTTAAACAAGAAAAACAACCTCTTAACCTTTGCACCTACATCCTTGTCATTAATCCACTCTTCTGGTGCTGTACTAACATCTGATTTATTGTTGACCCAATCCGATTCTACATTAGCCTTCTCTGCCGCTGCTGTGTTTGGGTTTTTAGACTCCTCCTCTATGTCAAAAGACCAGTCTTTATTTCCTTTTTCTTGTTTCGCTCTCTCTGCCATATAAAAAGAAAGCCAAGAACCTTGACTAGCTAATTTATCTGAGAAAGCTAAAGCACCACCCCCTATTTTAGATAAAAACTTCTTATTTATTTTACTTAGAGTTTCACCCCTCATCAACTTACCTTGAATGTATTCAGCTAATGATTTTGTTTTTGCTAAACTCTCATCTCCTTCTAGCACCCTTAAAGATGTGTTTGACACTTTCTTTAACAAAGTATCAACAAACTGTCTGTTTTTCCCCATTGAAAGAGTTGCTAAACTAAAGCCTTGAGCAAAATACACAGGGTTCTTTATTGCCGTATTTAAAATAATAGGAGCTAACTGCTTCGCTAATTGAGTGGTATTTCTTAGCTTTAAAGCAATAGAGTTTCTAATCATATTTTCACCAAATTTTTTAATCTGATTTAAAAGAGCCATATCCCTTACATAAGTGTAACTCCTTTTATTTATTAATGTTTTAACTCTTTCTTGTAAAAACCCATACTGTTTAGCTAGATTTTGACCTTCTCTTATATATAATTTTTTTACAGGCTTAGATTTAACAACATTAATTAAAACTTGTTTTTCAAAAAGCGAATTAATGTCATTTGATATTTGACCATAACCAGCCTCTGTAGTTCCTAACACATCAAAATTATAAGAAGTATTTCCTGTTGTATCTACTTTTGTTCTTTGAATAGTCCTTCCAGAAGGGTCTGCCGACATACCTGTAGATGAAAAATCATTATCAAGATCTACATCAGACTTTGCACCTAAGTTTTTAGCAAAAGTAGGTAGATAGTTTTTTACAAAAGTAATTTCTTCTCCTTTAGCATTTAGATAAGATTCTGCTAAAGGCTCTTTCAACTGCTCAAATTCGTCTTTTAAGAAGTTTAAAAACTCCTTTTCGTTAGGTGTTAAAAGATTTTCTAAATTACTTTCTCCTGTTACAGGGTCTACCTTAGTTTCTATGCTTTCTAAATTTAAGTCTTTTACTATTTTTTCTAATAATTCAGCCTTTCTTGTTTCTGCTGTTTTTATACCAAATCTTTCTGATAAAGACTTTTTCCCCTCTGTCTTACCAACTTCTTTTAATTTTTTTATCTGATTCTTTAAAGATTCAATTTTTTCTTTTAAGTTTTTGTTAGACTCCTCTACAGTCAATCCTTCATCTTCTTGTGTTAACCAAGATATAACGCCAATTTTATTAGACTGTCTTTCTTTTATCTTTAGCTCATCTCTTTTTTCTGCTCTTCTTTTTAGAAATGCTTCTGTTTCTTGTTGAGATTTATTCCAGCCCTTGTTGTAATCTCCAAAAAGAATAGATGCAAAATCTTTAGCAGCTCTTTCTGATATTGTAGCTGCTTTAGTGTAAGCTGATAAGTTTCCAACTTTCTTAGAAAAGAACTCACTATTAAATAATCCAGCATCAAGCATATTGTTTAGCTTAATCCTAAATATTTCTGCTTTTTTAATTGACTTTAAAGCTGTTGCAATCTTATTAACACCTGCCGTTGAATTAAAAGTGAAAACCTCATCTATTGCAGAATGCAAATCCATTAAAGACTCACTATCCAATAACAAGTATTCTCCCTTACCGTCTTTTTTATTAAGAAGATTTTTAGCATTAATTAAATCTTTTACGATTGCCTTTTGCCTCTCAGTCATTCCGTCTGTTAGGTCATTAAAATCAGTTTTTAACTTATCTATTCTAGAGTTAAGCCAATTAACCATATCCTCTCTAGCTTCGGCTGCTGCTTCTAACTTTTTATCTTTGGCATCCTGTTTAGATTGCTCTTCTTTTAATTTTTTATACTCATCAAAAGATATACTAAGGTTTGCCGCATCATACTCTTCTTTTAAAGCTTCTTCAATAAGTTCTTGTTTTTTTTCTCTAAACTTAGTTTCTGCATCTAATGCTTTAGCTATTATGTCTTGTGTTTGAGCTTTAACATCTTTCATACTAGCCTTACCATCTAATGACTCAATAAGTCCATTAGCAGCATCTATGAAAGCTTCTATGTCATCTACTCTGTTTATGTTTAACCTGGACAAATCCAATGCTAAAGACTTTCTAAAACCTGTAGTTTTTTTAGCTTTTCTTTTTAATCTTGACTGTATTCTTTTTGCCTCAGCTTTCTTTTCTTTTAGCTCTCCTTTTTTTAGCTGTTTGATTATGCTATCTCTTAATTCTAAGAAATCATTAATCTTAGCAGGGTCTGCTTTTGCTGCTCTTTTTAAGGCTGCTTTTAGCTGTGCTTTTGTTAAGCTTTTTGAATTGGTTTCTATAGACTTAAATAAATCATCAATCATTTTTTGTTGTGATTTCCTTAAGTTGTTAGCACCTTTTCTCTGCTCTATTAATCTCTTTTTTAACTGTTGCTTTTCGGTGGTTATAATCTTTTTAGACTCATCAGCCTTAAGCATTCCTTTTCTGTTCTTTTTAGGAGCTTTACCTTTTGATTCAAAGTTTGGAACAAGCCTATTTACATAGTCTGCTTTTATTTCTTGTTGGTCTTCTTTGCTTAAAGACTTATACCAGTCTGCTCTTTCTACTGTTTTAAAAGATTCTGAAATTGACTCTTTTATATCTAAGCCTGATTTCCTAGCCTTCTTATATGCTTCTTTTGCTTTATTAAATGTGCCACCTCGCTCAACTGCTTTCTCTGACTCTTCTTTTAAAGCGTCTGTAAATTCTTTTTCTGAAAAAGAATCTAATTTGTTTTTTTGCTCATCAGTTAGTTTTTTATAACCATCTTGGTTTTTAAATTTAGCGACAGCACTATTATAAGCATCTCTAAAAGTTTTAGCTGTTTTTAAACCTGCTTTTGTAAGAGTAAGAATAGCATCCAAAGCAGCAGAAAAACCTAGATCAGATTTTGTAGTACTTCTTATCTTTTTCTGTAAAGAGTCTATTTTATCTATTGTTGATTGTAAGTTGTCTTTGGTTATCTCTTGGTCTAATTCTTCTTGAGTAAATGTGTCACCTTTAGCCTCTTTCGCCTTTAATTCTTTTTTCTTACCGCTTTTACTAGCCTCTGTTTTTTTTGCACTTTCTTCAATAGATTTTATTTCTTTTTGAATATCACTTATTGATTTTCTTTCATTAGACAAATGTTTTTTAATATCAATATCCCATTGTTTCTTAATTGCAACACCCACTTGCGGAGCTATCTTTTGAAAGTCATCATAACTATAAGCTTCTCTACCTGTTAATTCTTTTTTTCTAACATTCTTACTATTAAGAACCCTCCGCATATTATTGTAATAATCTGCTGCAAGCTTTCCTAAAGGTAGACCTTCTACATCTTTACCTATTTCTGTGACAATAGAAAAAGCTTCTGACCTACCAAGACCCTCACCTGTAAAACTGCTAAAAACAGCTTTCATATAATATGTTCCAGATTCTCCTCTTACTATTTGCGCTCTGTTAACACCTATATCTTCTTCTTTTCCAGGTATTTTTATATCAACAACAACATTTCTACCTCCATCTGCGTAATTAGAAATACCATCTGTATCTAATGTAACAGGCTCTCCAGCACGACTTTTAGATCTTTCACCTGTTATCGCACCCACAGTAAACATACTCCCAACAGGGTCTACAGCCTCCTTTAGACTCGCTTCTTTTTTGACTAATTTTTCTTTTGCCTTTAGTTGATTTTTCTTTGTTTCTAATTGTTTTTTTGATTCAGTATCTTCTTCAGTAATTGCATCTGTTGTAGTTTCTTCAGTTGTAACTTCTTCTGCGCTTTCAACAACCTCTTCAGACTTGGCGGCAATATCGCCAGGTTCAACTTCGGTGGTTTCCGTCTCTTCTACTTTTTTCTTTAACTCTGATACATCTATATCATTTTCCTTAGCGTATACCTCTAGCTCCTCTTCAGACATATCATCTAGTCTTTGAGGTTCTGACTCCACTTTTTCTCCTGCTATCTTCTCAATCTCAGCATCTTTCTCTTTAGCGTCTACTGCTCTTTGTCCCTCATCTAAAACATCTAAACCAACAATTTCTAACTTTTCCTCCTCTGTTAAACCTTCTAAATCAACATCTTCTCCTTTTTGAATTTTAACAAGCTCATCTATTGATTTTTTAACTTTTTCAGTAGTAACCTCTGGGTTCTGAGCTGCCTCATAAGCCTCTATAGCTTGTGCTAAAGAACCCGTAGGGTCTCCTTCAGCTCTCTTCTTAGCAGCTTCTATAAATCCTGTAGGGAAGGTCATAAACCCAACAGACCCTAGAGTAAGTAAAAACTTCTCTACACCTTCTGCTCCCTCTCCAAAAACATTTTTAAATTGCTCCTCTGTGAAGAACCCATTCTTAACACCTTCAGAAACAAAATCACCAAAATACTCCTCTGTAACACCACCAACCGTTCTTGATGTAACCTCTTTTGCAAATCTACCTGCGTAATTATCTAAGTACTTTAGGAACTTACCATACTTAGACTTGGAAATCTTACTTATTAAAGCATCAAAACCTTTTGCTGAAGTAGACTCTGCCGCACCCATGAAGAAATCTGTTCTACCATCAGCAAGTTCAAAAGCTAAACCTTCTGTTACTATTTGTGTTGTGTTGTCTAAAAAATTAACAAGCTTAGGGCTTTTTCTTAAATATCTAATTTTAGACAAATATTTAGGCATATTTAAAAGCTTACTAGCACCACCTAACATACCTCTAGTTGCCGCAATCTCTAAACCTATCGTCCCTGAAATCGCTAAAGTCTCTCCTAACTTTTCTTTAAAGTTTTTTTCTCCTGCCTCTATTTGCTCTTCGGTCAGTTTCATTCCTTCTTCTTGAAGGACTCTAACAGCGTTTTGCCTAAAATCAGAATCAGAGCTGTAGTCCACTCCTGTTATTTCTTCAAAGAAAGTTTCACCAAAAGAAGTAGCAACCTCACCGAACTTGTCTAAACCTGGGATATAAAACTCACTATCCTCTGCGTTAAAAAAAGTACCCCAACCTCTTTCTACAGCAGCAGGGTCTTCATTGAGTAATAATAACCTTGATAGTGCTGTGATGTTTCTGTCAGCATCGTCATATATTTCCCTATAAGACATCATCTTACCCCAGTTTTCTTTACTTATATAATCTCTAGGGTCTGTGTCAGGCATGAACTTACTCCAACCACCTAAATAACTAGAAATGGCATATTCAGCATCTCTTTTATACTGTTCTTTTATGTCTTTAATATGGTGAAAATCAGGGTTTGAATCAAATTCTGCATCAGCAAGCCTTTGAGTGATAGCATCTCTCTTGGCTATCTCTAAAGCAAGTCTATCATGGAGCTTAACGTAATCTGATTTATACTCTTTTTCAAAACCTATTTCTCTTTGTTCTACATCCTCCTTAAGGTCTTTGTTTAAATCACCGTTTTCATCTATAAAAGCCTTGTCTGAGTTTTCCCTTAATTCAGATATTTTTTTATCAGAATCTTTAACTATTTCCTGTAACTTTTCTAACTCTGCTTTTTTACTAGGGTCTCTTTTTATCTTGCTTATTTTTAATAAAGCATTTGACCTATTTTTTATCGCACCTTTGTATTGGTTTATTTCGTCTTCATCATACCCTAGACTAGAAATACCAATTCTACCAGTTTCATCTTGTATCTCTAAATCTGCTATTTTCTTAGCTTCCTCTTCTGTTTTTCCAGCCGAAACTTCTTCTGATTGAATAGCGTTTTTTCTGTTTTCTAAATAAGATTTTGAAATGTTTGTTATTTCTTCGTTTCTAGCAGAGTATAAAGATTGTTCTATATGCGAAGTATAAGCACCAGGGCTTAATTCTCTAACTGATTCAGAAAGCTGATTAGGCAAAACATCTAAGGAGTTTATTTTGTTTTTTTCTAAAAAAATAGAAACCGCATCTTCTGCCTTTTCTATTTTTGGAGCAATATAACTCTCGTAAGCCTCTATCTTTTCATCTTCAGTTAAAGGTGTCCCAAGGTCTTCTAATGTTGTCTTTTTTGGTGATTCTGATAATCTTCCTTGGTCTTCTAAAGATTTAAAAGTTTCTTCGTCAGAAGTTACAACAGGAGTTACTGACTTCTCTTGCTCACCCCTCCAATCTTGAGATTCCAAAGAACCATCTTCCGATACAGATTCCGTATCTTCTTGAACCACCTCTTGAGGTTCTTCCTGAACTTCTTCTTGAGGCTCTTCTTGGACTTTTTTTTTACTATCTTGAAAACCAGTAGAAAACTGATCAAAAGTAACTCCCTCTTGCTCTAAACCTGTTAAAGAAAACATATCTGATAAAAAAGCAGAGTCTCCTTCTAAAGCTTTTGCTTTAAAATCATCTAAAGTAACACCTTCTTTCTCTAATCCTGTTAGAGCAAACATATCGTTAATATATTCTTCGTTCATTTAGTCTTCTGTTTTATCAAAATATTTATTCTTCGCTGATTTAGCTGTAACAGGCTTTTTATTTTGAGTACCTTGTTCGTTAAAATAAGTGCCGTCTATTATTTTCTTAAAGTCATCAGAGTCTGTTTCTATAGTTCTAGTAGTGCCGTCTTTTAACGTTATTATCATCCTATCTGAACCACTACTAGGTATCTCAATATCTACTTCAGATATTTCACTATTTCCAAGTGGTTGACCCTTAAATAAAGCTGTATAAGCTTTACCAAAAGAAGCTGCTGCATTATCTTTTTTAAAGTTAGACCGACTAGGAATGTTGCTTTTTAATGGTGATATAACTGAATCATAGAAACTATTATATAACTTACTATCCTTTGAAATTTTTTCTGCAAAATCCTCAAAGAAGTCTCCAGTCGCTTTACCGTCAAGAGATTTTTGAATAAAGCCTAAAGTAGAAATAGCGTCTTTATTTGACTGATTACCAAATCTTGTTGGCTTATCAACCAGTTTTTCAGAACCACCTTCAGGCGTATAAGTTATTTTACCATCTTCCTCCGAATAAGCCTCTTCTCCTTCTAAGTATTGAGCATCAGTAAGGCTCGTCATACCTGACATACCACTTATATACCTATTAAGGTTAAACTCAAATGAATCATCTGTTGTGTCAAAACTCTTTTTTAGTCCATTACTAAGAGTAAATTGTATCGTTTTATTTACTGCTCCTCCTTCACCAGGCTCCAAAATATCTACAGAAGTTATGGTTGTCTTACCTTGTTGTGCGTTTTTATTTATAGTATTCATTACAGACCCAGCCTCTGATTTTATTTCATCAGGAGTTCCAAATAGGAAAGTTGCTACCATTTTTCTTCTTCTTGTAGCTTCGTCTACTAAGTCTTGTTTGCCTTGTGTTATTAATGGTTTAGTATAATCTCTTGGTTTACTTGACGCTACTTGTTTTTCTCCTAATAAAGCTTCTGTTTGCTCTATTGTTTTTTGCGTCTGTTCATCTGTCCAAAACTTTTTAGCCTCTTCACCATAAAGCTTAATGTCGTTATCTCTCCTTTTTTTAACTATTTCTTCTACTGCCTCTTTAGATTGAACTAATCTATTTACCAATATACCTTGGTCATTATAAAAAGGTTTTTGAGCTGTATAACCTATTTTATAAGCTTCGTCCGATATAGCTTTCAAGGCATCTGAAGCATCATATTTTTCATTTAATATCAACCCTGAAGTATCAAAATTTCCAGCTTGGGCTTGACTAACAAAATCAAAAACCTTCTGTCTAGACTCGTCTGTATAATTAGAACCTGGCTTGTTTACCAACTTCAACATCTCGTTAGCATACTTTTGAGCATCTTTTGAAGAGACGACGTATTGAGCCATATCATTCTGCATTTGCTTGAGCTTAAGTGTGGCATCAAAATCTCCTTTAATTATTGCTCTAGCATTGTCTCTATAAAACTGCTGTAAATCATTAACCATTGGCTTAAAAGCACCAACATCCCTAGACCATAACTGACTCATATCAGAAGCCTTAGCCATAGCGTCAGTAACCTCTTCGTCTTTCTTTTTTGCCTCAGCTAACCTCTCCTTAAAATAAGGATTATAAGTACTCCCAAAAACCTGAGCTGCACCTTTTCCTTGTCCTGTAGATAAACCTGTAGGGTTGTTTTTCTTTGCCATTATAGTTACCTTCTTTTTATAGACATACGCCTTCTTAACTCGTTGTATCTTTTATGATCCTCTGGAGTAAATTTTTTAGTTTTATCATCACCTCCCATCTCTGGTGAACTTTCAGCCTGCGGAGAAGAAAAAGGTGTAGACCTTACCTCATCCATAGCTTTTGCCCTTCTATACGAATTATATATTCCTAAGTTATCTGAAATCATTTTATTTAAAATTAGGACTCATGTATATTGTTTTTGATGCACTATTAGCACTATTAGGATAGCTTTGAGCAAATACATCTCCTAAGCCTGCATTATAAATATTATTCCCGTAATTTCTTTGAAAAGCTGTTAGAGCAGGGGGGGCTGGTTGGGATGGAACAGCACTTGTTGGTGGGGTAGTAGTTGTTGTTGTATTACCCGAACCACCTAAAGCATTCATATACTGATTAAATTGGATAGCATCTAATCCCATTTGAGAACCTGCCTGAATACCAGTCATAATATTTTGCATTCCTGCTCCTGTCATTCCTTCTGCCGCTGTCATGGTTTGTTGATAAGGTAAAGCCTCGTTGTACTCAAATTCTTTATCCTTAAAACCTGCAACAACACCTCTAGTGTTCTGTAAAGCCTTCTCATTCGCCTGTTTTTGTTGAGCATCCATTGAAAGCATATCTCTATAAGCTTCCAAAGCCGTTTGCTGAACTCCAGGCAGTCCTGCTAATCCTGCTTTTCTGTCACCCATAGCATCTAAAGAAGCTTGTTGCGCTTTCATTATATTGTTTAAATACTGTTGCTTTTGTTCAGCAGGCATACCTCTTAAAGCTTGTATTTGAGCATCTGTTAAACTGTCTAAAATCTCTTGAGGGATTTCATAAGTTGGCATATCCATAGAGTTTCTCAACTGATTACCTCTTACAGCTTGGTAGATACCTGTTCCTGTTTGGATTACTGCTGGTGCTAATGTTAGTGCTAGTGGTAGTGCCATATCTTTTTCTTTTTACTAATTTATGAAATATATATTATCTATTACTTCGCTCCGAAAGTGAGTAGTTCATGCTAACAGCAAACAACCTTTCCTCTTTAGTTGAATCGTTAATTAACTTAAGCAATATGCTCACATCTCTCATAGAGTCTCCTTCTATTAATGGGTTTTCTACATTAGGTGTGTTCTCGTCTTTCCATAGAGGTGCGTAATGGATGTTTTCTTTACTATAAAGTGTGTGACCTTGGCCATAAGCTACAGAGAAATCGTCTTTGATTAAATTACTTCTCTGACCTCCTTGAGTAAATATATCCCTAACTTGCCACACAGAATCAGACTCCTCGCTTAACGCTTGGAATACTTTTACATTACTTGGGTTTTGATTAAACACCGCCCAAACCTCGCTACCTCTTTCTTCTCCGTAAAAGCTATTTCTTTTCGCTCCAGAGGTGTTGTGTAAATATGCTTGACCATTTCTAAAGCTTAAGAAATCAATACCTATCCTAACCATACACTCAGGAGCGTAAGAGTAGAAAGAAGTCCAATGACCTGTCTTTTCAGAAAAAGCCAACGTTTCAGCAGGTATTGTTAAAAGCTTTTGTCTGTCTAGAGATATATCTCCTGCAACACTGTTTATAATAAAAGTTCCGTTAGATAAATCCCTTACAACCTCAAACTCTGTGGGTACTCCCTGTTCGTTAGCTGTATATAAGATGTCAAAGGTAAATGTGAGACCATCCCTAGTTTCTGTAATCTGATCTGCTTGTGAGGAAACTAAAGCTAGTTCATCAGGAGTAAACCCTTCTTCTCTGCTTACACTTCCAAAAGCGATTATATACTCATCAAAGTTTTCATCATAAACACCCCAAACTTCAGGCATTAAATTAAAAGCCGAGTAGAAATTACTCTTGCTCTCAAAATAAGCGTGCATCTTTTTATCAGATAAAGGAGTAATACCATCATTAGACAACCTTAATACTTTACCGTTTCTAACATCAAACCAATACCTTCTGCCCTCGTTTTCTACAAAGCTTTCTGGATTTAAAGTACCATAGTCACCGCTGTAATATATGATTTTTGATAAAACCTTTGCTGAAGAAGCAACAGTTCCTTGGTCAAATTGGTCAAAAATAACATTCTCCTCTACTAATATCTTTCCTGTTTTTGTTTCCTGATAACAGTCTAAACGCTTATCCTGAGAAAATAACTTTTGGATAGAGCCATACTTTCTGTCATAAGTTTCAAATGCGGTATCAAAGAAGCTGTTTAAGCCGTTTATATTTGTTTCTGGTATGAATCTATCAGAATAATAAATAGATGTTATCCTATTCACTCTCTGTGCGTTTTGGTCTACAATATTAGGTCTTCCTATATCTGATACTTTAGATTGGAAGAAATCTGAAACCAACTGACTATCTATATTTGTTTTATAAAAACCACTAGGAGCAGTTGTTATATTTCTTGTTCTGTAGTAAGTGTCTCCACCTATAAAAACACCCTTAGCTCCATCCGACAAGTTAAACGGGTCTTGGTCCTGAGTACCGCCTTGGTGATAACTAATTGTGTCACCACTTACAGGGTCAACAGCTTTTAAGACATCGTAACACTCTCCTATCTCATAATATATTTCTTGTTCTACATCAAGCTTTGGAGTGTATATCTCAAAAAAAGCGCCACTAGATAAATCTTTATCCTGGACATCGTTTTTAACCTTTAGTATACCAGCCTCAAAAGAAACAACCTTTAAATCTATATAATCTTCGTAGTAATTATTATTAGCGTCTTTAATAAGACGCATTCTATCTCCTGTGGTAAAATCATAAACTAAAACAGAATCTGGATTAGATGTCTTATACTCATCAGTTAAATTAGTAATATCAAATTCTATAATTGAAGCGTCATTAAAGTTTGAAGGATTACCGCCTTCTGAATAAGAAACATCTGAAGTAAACCATTGAATGTATTTACTTAATTCTGTGTTTAAAGTCCTAACAATCTGATAATGAGTAGCCCAACTAGGAGCTGCGTTTGTGATTTCCCAACTAACTACAGGAGCTGTTGTAATCTGAGTATCGTAAAAAGGTAAATCTAAGTTATAACCAAAATTTGTAGTTCCACTTCTATTTGCCCTGTCATAATAAACTATACCAAAATTATAAACACCACCGTTTTTCAACTTAGAAGCGTCTGGACTTGATTGAATAGTTAAGATTATATCTTCAAGGTCTTTAGTGTCATCATTTTGATTACCAACACTCCCTATAGTTACTGTATCCGTTAAAAGAACAGGGTTGTAATTCCCAATAACACCATAATTTAAAGTAGGAATAAAATTAAGAGTTCTTTCAAAAAGGGAACCACCTGAGTTTCCAGGAGCGTAAGCGATGAATGGCGCTTCTCCATTTGTATTTGTTTCCTGAACATCTCCCTGACTACTGACGATACTAACATCACTTTGGGGAATACCTAAAGCATCCTTAACTATAACCGTAAACTTCGTTCTTGATTTTTTAGTTAAGTCTGTATTTTTATTTGGCAACACCCAAAACTTAGTAGATCCAGGTGTTAGATTACTAGGAAACGAAGATGTTGGATTTGTAGACGTGTCTAACAAATCATACGCATCAGTGTTGAAAGAATATTGTTCTACGCCTGAAGTTATTTTTTGAATAGAAGTAGAATCTTTTGGCGAACTAAAAAAGAACCCGTTATGGTCAGTAATATTAGTAAATGAACCGTCAGGACCAGTATAATTCACTAAGCACAACTCTATTCTTTTTTGTCCCAAAGCTTCCGCCACAGAAGCAGGGTTGACAAACTGAGTGTAATCATCTTGCACGAAATCACAAACATAACCTGCGTTATTAAAAGGTAGATTATTTGCAAAAACAACAGTGTCGGACAAATCTGCTATAATAACCTCTATATTATCTAATATTTGACCGTTAGAAACAGTTACTTGTAACTCTTTAACAGGTTGTTGAACTTCTCCTGTTGGAAAATCAATGACACCAAAACCTATTCTATTTAAAAAAGTAGATGTTTTTTGATAACTCCTTTCTGGGTCTTGCAAATCTGCCTCCGTAGTCCAATGAGAAGCTACCCTCATTATATATGTTCCATCTGGAACGTTATTCATCTCCCACGTTGAAAAAACCCTTGATTCTGGGTAAGGAGTATCGCCCCCACTTGGTCCTTCTATAGCATTTCTAATTCTATTATTCTGGTTTGTGCTTGTTGCAAGATACACACCTCTTCCATCTTGAAGAGGAGCAGCCGAACCTGAACCTGAGCCTCCCTCTGGAATCTGAGTAGAAACACAATAATAGTCTGTTCCTGCTAGATATATAACAAAACCACCTAGAGGAATTTGCTGCTGATAGCTTGACCTTAAACCTGTATTAGGTACTGTGGCGTTTTTTCCGAAACCTCCAAAAGCATAAGTAGAGGAGTCTCCAGTCCTAGTTATAGGTTGATACCTGCTGTAAGGTTTATCCGAAGGTTGTCTCGCATTTGAAATCCTTAAAAAACCTTTTATTGTGTTTTCACTAGTTGAAAACTCAGGTTCATAACCGACTTCTAAATCTAAATTGACATCTACATTATCATAACCCTCCGTTATGTTTCCATAAGCTATCCTATTGCCCTCTATGTACTCTTGTGCTTGTGCTAACTGAGGAAGAGAATCAAAAAGCTTATTAGACTTAGGTAGAAAAATACTATTGTAGTTTTTTTCATTTTTGAATTTATACAAATAATTCCCGTCTGCATCCGTATCATAATCAGAAGCGTCTTTATCCTCTGCCTCTAAAAAATCTCCTATATTACCAAACCTAAAAGCGACTATAACTCTTTTTACAAGTTCTCCTCCTTTAGGTATAGTAACCTCTATAACATTATTATCACCAGGAATAGCCTGAATAGATATAGGTGAATAAGCACTTTCTTCTTGATCATCATAAACATAAGCCGCTTTGAATTGAACTATTTTATCTGTTAAATGATTAACAAGCTGATTTTCGTCTAATTCAAACTTAAAAGTTGGCGGCTTTAAAGGTGGGTACTTAATAGCGTCTATTACTTCTTCTTTTATTGGCTCTATATAAGAACCTGCCTTTGCCTTTTGTATGTTTATTTTACGAGGAGGGTTAAATCCATCAGTAAAGTAAAGCAAGTGATTGTTTTCATCAAACTCTATAACATTATGACCTGTTATTAATTCTTCAGATTGAAAGTTTAAGACACTTGCAATCATAACCTTGTCTATCTTGCCCTCTACATGGTTATACTCGAATATACCATGATTTCCCTCTGAGTTATATACAAAGTAATAACTTAAGTCTCTTAGCTTATCCCAGCATGAGCCTATAACCTTATTAGTTCCTGAAGGTAGTTCTGTATTTGGTATAAATGTGTTACCTTGAATATTTTCAGCAGAATAAACACCGTTATCGGTAGAAGAACCTATTCGTACATTAACATTCTTTCGTGAAAAACCAGGCTCTATTAACCTCTCTTCGGTATCCAAATCCATACCGTATAAAAACTGTCTTTTCTCGTAACCCATTTTTTAAAATTTAGGTGATGCTTTATTACCTTTTCTAAACGCTTGTAAAAGGTCTTGAACACTTTTAGATGACATTCTAGACCTTAAAAGTTTTTTATTACTACCATAAAGCTGTCTTTTTCTTTCCGAAACACCAGCTCCGATGTTAGCATTGTTCTCATTCAACTTCCAGTCTATCCAAGATTTAATAGTTTCTACAGCAAATGGATGAACTGTAAACTCACCATTCGTTTTGTTAGGGTCTGCCAAATACTCTAAAGTAACAGTAGCTCCCCCTTTATATTGAGACAACTGAATTTGCTGGTAATTCTTATCTATTTTAAAGCTACCGTTCAAATTGTTTCCACCCCCTAAACCATAATATCTACCAACGTTTTCATTATTTCTATAATGCACTGAAGAGTATTCAACATTACTGATATTATAATTACTAGAAGAAGAATTATCATCTGTACTTTTCTTCCTTGCAATCCTTTTTCCACAATCGTCTAAAGTTCTATTCAAGGCTATACCGTCATTTACACCTATCTCTCTAAAACAACCGTATGAATCTGTGTAGCCTATACGTATATAATTTAAGTAGTCGTTGGGAAGGTCTACTGTGTCTATCTCCGAAACAGTAAGCTCTTTTATTACAGGAACACCAATAACATCATAATGAAGCTCTCTTAAGCAAGCTATACCTAATTGAAGCGCCTGAACAAACCTATGCTCTGTTCTTCCTGTTTCTATCAAAAACTCTCTAACTACTTTTTCTAATTCCATTAGTCTTTGTTGTTATCGTTTATATCATCTTTAGGCATCTGTCTTTGCTGTCTGTAAAGCTCTACTGTAAACCCTACTAAAGCTTGCTGCATGTCTAAAGGAATATCAACTTCAGGATCTATCTCCTCTGACTGGATACCACCTGCTAATTTTATTAAAACACTATCAACACAATCAGAAGGTTTTAAATTAATAAAATACATCTTTGTGTTCTCAACAAAATAACCTCTCCTACCTCCTAAGTTAGCAACCAACAAACCTCTAGACAATCCTAAAAAGTTTGGGTTTGAAGGAACGAAAGTATCCATCTCTGAAGTAACATTTGAAACATGGACTATACCCATTCCTAATGGAAGACCAACATAAGTAGAAGGTATTTTAACATACTTCATTCCCCTTGTCTTATCTTCTTTTACTTCTTCTATAAATGTGTAAACAAAACCACCGTCTAGCCAACTAACACCCTCCGCCTTGTTTTGATAAAAACTTTGTTTTATCATTTGGCCAAAAGCTTGGTCCACATAGATCATTAACTCATCTTTTCTAACCTCAGAGTCTGGAGTAGGAGTACCACCCTCTATAATCCTTTGTGCCTGTTCTGCTATTATTTCTCTAGTATCCCTTGTCATTTCTTAAATGTGTTATACTCCTTGTTGTTTCATTTGTTCGGCATACTGAATCAACTGAGGCTCTCTCAAGTTAATTCCTAAGTATGAAGCACACATCATTATTATTTCATTTACAACCTCGTCAGGAGCTTCTAAATCAACAGAATTTGCAGCATCGTAAACAGGTCTACCGTTTTCTAATGTAAAAGCCCAATAAGGGCTTACAGGCTGCCTTAAGTAAGTAAAGTCTACTACACCTATATTTTTTGGATATATCTGTATGTGGTCTTTATAAAAAGCCGCTATGACATATTTTTTAGCCTTAATACGCTTTGCGTAAATACTAGAGCCTAAAAAGGAAGAAATCTCGTTATCGTTGACAATATCAACTTGACTAGGCACAACAACTGTTTCTCCATTTTCTTCAAACTTATAATTATATACCAAACTTGATAAATGCAAATAGTCTGTTGGCAAAACAAGCTTACCGTCACTACCAATAGTAGAAACATCTTTCCTAACTAATAAAAACTTTAAATCGTCCGTTACTTTTTGATTCTTTTGCCAACCAGTTTTATTTTGAGTGTTATCTTTTAGATTATTATAACGCTTCATAGTCCACTCGGAAAAAGCTCGGTCTATAGACAAATTAAATTCTTTAGGGGTGATGTTACCAGATTGGTCCTTATCAGCTAAATATTTTAAAAAATCGTATACCTTATTTATATCCATTAAGCACTGTATTTAACAAGTCTAACACTTCTAATCGAAATATCATTAGCCGCTGAAGTGGTAGAGTTTACTTTTAAATCATAGTTATTAGATGTAAAATCTAAAGCCGAAATAGAGTCATATTCTATTTCTGGATTATTTCCGTTTAAATGTAAAACACCATCAGTACTAAGACCTGTATTGGAAATATTAAACAATGTAACCTTTGCTTTAAACAAAACATTATTAGGGGATGTTAAAACCGTATTTGCTAAGATAGTAGTTGCTCCAAATAAAACAGAAAACACTTTAGCGTTAGCAGTACCATTAAAATAACCGCTAATCTCTAAGTCTAAACTTTCTCCTGGTAAAAAAGTACCAGAACCTATGGTATATGTATAAGCAGTTTCTAATCCTGAAGTAGAATTAAATATAGTTAACTGAGTGTCTAAGGTTTGAGCATAAGCATTAGTAATCCAAGATCTTGTTCCTGTTGTGGTAGATGATAATATATACCCATTAGCCGCTGGATTACCTAAAGAGTTTTCTTTAGTTGCTAAATCTGTCGTATCTGCTAAGTCTACACCAGAAGTATCTCTTGTCGTAGTAGTAGACCAAGAAGCAGAAGATGAAGCATAAGTAGCTTTTACAGTAACATTTTCTCCTGATATTTGAGAATCAGTTAACGAAACACCAAATATAGTTATGCTATTCCCACTTGGAGTAAATGTTCCTTTGTAGTCAACAATAAATGTGTCACCATCTATAGGAGTTCCACCTAAATTGTAACTCCAAGGACCAGTCAAAGTACCTGTACCTGTAAGAACTATATGACCCTTATCAACACCTGGTTGAACAGTATTAGCTCCTCCCCCTGTACTTAGCGTTGTTGTTTGAACACCTTGAACAGGAGTTGCAATACTAGCAGACCTTAACGAAGCAACCGACAAGTTGTTTCCTGGGCTTCTAGACACCTCGTACCATTTATTATCTGAAGTACTATACTGAAGAGTTATAGCGTAATCTTTTGTAGCTGTAAGAAAATCAGCATTGTTAGCTAACTCTATGTTGCCACCTTCTTTTACCGTTGTAACCTTACCTGATTCTTTACCTCGTATTACAAGAAAATCCCCATCATTAAAAATGCCTGCGTCTATGGATGTCAAATCATCGGCAGCCACAGCTCCTTCTGTTTGAATACTAGCTACAGTAAAACCTCCATCTCTATCTATTGATACAGACCCCGAAGATATTTGAACGTCTTTTACAGAGTAAGGAGAACTAGCAGCCTTTCTTAAAACACCTGTGGTTATATCTGTAGCTCCTACTAAACTATTTGTTGGAGCAGAAACAGAAGCGTTTATATACATTTTATAACCTATCTGAGCGTCAACAAGCTCTGTTGGATAAGCACCTCCATCTAAATTTGTGGCAGTCATTGCCGCTGTTGCTGTTGTTGAAAAAGCAGCGACAGTACCATTCAAAGAGCTTCCTTGTGCAGCGTCTAAATAAACTATTACATTGTTACCTGAAGATGTAGCTACATATTCTGGAGTACTAACATGAGAATTTATAGCTAAAGCTAAAGCTGTTGCTAAATCTGTTGTTGTTGCTCCTGTTATAGGAGATGCTGTATTAAAAACAGAAACTCCATTATAGGATAAGTTTGTTATGTTACCACCTGCTGAAGTTATTACTACTGCTGAAGTAGCTGATATATTAGAACTTAAAGTAGCTGAAACAACCATAGCCTTTTCAGCAGCCTCTCTTCCTCTTTTATCATTTAAAAACTCTAATCCTGTTAGTGTTCCATTAGAGTCTGTAAGATAAATCCTACCTACTCCTGAACCTAATTTTGCTAATTCTGAACTAACTGACATTATTCGTATATTTTAATAGTTAGATAAATTTTTGAGTATTGATTAAGTGCTGCGTCAACTGCGTAAGTTCCGTCTGGCTCGGAAAAAATTATATCAAAAGAACCAGAGTCTATCTTTACAACTCTTGAACCAAGCTCGTATGCTCCGTATGCTTTTTCCGTAGAGTTAATACCAGTCGAACCAATAGGCTTGTACTCTTGGTGATAAGTACTAATATCCACCTTATAACTTGTATTAGCAGACGCTTGGAAACCTGAAACTCTTAACGTATACAAATCCCAAGGGTTAACAACTGTAAGTTCTGTAAAAGTTGTTGGCTGTTGTAAATTCGTTGGATTTTGTATAGTAACATTTTGAGGAGTAAAAGTCCTAACACCTGTTGTGTTATCATGATCTATCTCTAACTTCATAACCATTGTTTCTTTCGGAGAAACAATTGGAGTTGCTGGAGGTATTTTTATATCATACTCTGTATTAGTACCTGTAGTTGAAGAGGTTACTGTTATAGTTGCATCAGAAGAAACAACAGAGCTTGTTGCTGTTGCATTAGCTATGTCATTTATAATAGATGGAGCAAGTGTAAGGGTGTATGTTGTTGTGTTGCCACTAACATTAGTAGAAACATTAACACCATTACCTCCTGAAGCAACAACCGCAGTAGCACCTCCTGTTCCTGTAATTGGAATAGGGTCTCCTGAAGAACAATCACATTCATCATTACATTGAGCAACATCCTTTATTTGTTCCGTCAATTTAGTGATAGCGGTAGAGTCTCCACACTCATAAGCAGTTCTTAAAGAAGCTAAATGAGAAGTTATTATAGTGTATCTTTGTAAAGCTAAGTCTGCTAAAGTTTTATTAGTACACTTATACTTCATGTATTCTCCAAAAACAGTATTAACACAACAGAATACATCACAAAGGTTGTTATCACAATCTACATTTATTGAATCCGAAGAAGAGAAAGAATCTGATAAAGTTATCCCACCTCCAAAATCATATAAAACATGAGCCTCAAAAGAGAAAGATTGTAGTTGACTGTAAAAAGAATTGGTAGTTAAAATAGGACTATACCCCACTAAAGGAGCTATACCTGGAACTGAAGTAAAATATAGTGTAGTTCTTCTTTGAACTATTGTCCCATCCCCTTCGTTGTTTGACACATTAGCAACACTTACAACCGTAGTGTCTAAACTTTGGTCATAATTAACACCCGTTATAGTGTATTGACCATTATTACCCGTTGAACCTATTACATCAAACTTATTGCCAACAGTAAAAAAACCAACCTTTTCTCCTGAAACACTAAAAGTGTTTGCTGAAGAACTTGCTGCTGATATTGCAAACCTGTCGTTTGGTGTGACAGCATTAACTAAATAGTTAGTAGTGTCAGAACCCTTTAGCTCGGGTGATAAACAATCCGCTGTTAATTGATTAGTTGCTTTCGGTTTTGTGTATGAGTAAGTAAAAGTCTTAATTTTAGAAACAGTGTCACTGCCTACTGTGGCTCTATACTCAAAAGTATAAAGACCTACCTCTGGTGTTCCTCCTGACAACAGGGGTACATTTATTGAAGTTGTATTAACTCTTGAAGTTGAACCTGTTATGTCTGCTGATCCACTTAAGTTATCGTAAACATTTACTCCACTTGGAGCCGTAATTTTAATCCTACCTGTTACATCAGCTAAAGCTACACTTTGAGAAGTGTAGTCTGTTATATCAGTAAATTTAAAGACTTTTGGGCTACCACCCAATAAAAACGATACATTAAAATCTGTTGTTGTTAAAGCCATTTTTTTATAATAACGTTATTGATTAGTAAATATACATAAAAAAAAAGAGAGGCTTTTTTGACCTCTCTTTTGCTATTAATATATAAAAAATTCTACTTTTTAGAAGCCTCTTCTTTCTCCTCTTCTAAAAGCTTTTGGTTTTCACACTCAACCACCATTTTCTCTATCTGCTTATAAACATCAGGATTAAACTCTAAGTACTGAGTAGCTCCCTTTATTCCTGTACCTCGTTCTCCTAACATACCAATATTGTTAGCCGAAATACTACCAAAGGCGTTTTTACAAACTTTGAACTTTAAAGCTTTTCTAAGCATCTTATATTCCTTAGTTCCTTCAAACTTCTCTTTAGCTGGCTTCTTGTTGTTCTCTACAGCGTCCTTAATTGACTTATAAGCCTCTTTTATTTCTGTTCTTGTTGTAGCTAAGTCTACAAAGAAATCTAAAGGCTCTGCATAAGAAGGTACATCAAGTATTCTTGTTTTACCACCAATGTTGTTGTAGAAAGATCTACCTGCTTTGTCATAAGAAATAACATTATCTCTTAATGCTAAAGACAACACCTCTTTGAATCTTCTAGTCTCTGACTCTAGCTCCTTTTCAAACCTAAGAGGGTCATAGTTTATCATATCAAAGAATACGCTTCTTGCACTCTTTATACTATTAATAATTGTGTCATTATTAGTATTGTCAAAAGCTACATTTAAAGTAATTGCCAAACCTTCTATTTCCTCAGTAGACATGTCATTTACAATTTGAGATAAAGATAAAATCTTCTCTTGTCTCTGTAGTTTTAAATTTGTCTTATACTGATTAGAATTAGACCTAAAGATAGCTGACTTATTAGGTGCAGCAGTTCCCTCTTCATGGTTAGAAATATTGTGATTAGTATACTCTAGGTACTTTTGCTTAGTAACCTCCATTGGGTGAGAGATTAAATGACCATCGTTGAACAATAAAACACCTCTTCTTTTTTCGGCAGTTTCTGATTGCTCATCTACAAATATAGATGTCTCACCAATTGAATATCTAATTCTTCTTAACCCTGATTCTTGATTCCCGAAATCATCTTCCCACTCCATATAAACTTCATCCTCTGCTGGGATTTGATAAAAAGGAGGGTACTTTCCGTTTTTTGATTTAACTAGCGTATATACGACATTACGCATTCCTGAATTTACAGCCTGTTTAGGCTCTTTTGCTAATTTTGCCATTTTAATTTTAGTTTTAATTAATTTAAAGTCCTAAGACTTACTTCATTGATTTTTTACCTCTACACTTCCATTTTTTTCTTGATAAGTCATTTGCACAGGGCGGTTTTTTACATTTTTTAATCTTAGCAGACCTAGCACAATAAGCATCACCCTTTTTAGTTCCAGGACTTATTCTGTCTTTACCGCTTTTTGTTTTTCCTGCCTGACCATAAGAAACTTTTCTTGTTCTTCCTGTCTTACTGTCTTTTACAACTTTTACAAATCTTTTACCTTTTGCTGGTTTTCTAGTAGCCATACGAATTAAGCTTAGTGTTAATATTAAAAGAGGGATGAACTAACACCCCTCTTTTTTTCAATTCTTGTAGAATTATCCTTGCTTGATGTAAGCGAACTTATTCAAACAGAAAGACTCTAGACCTACATTGTCCTTGTAGAATACGCTATAAGTATCCTTACCAGTGATTTTGTAGTTATCAATAATCTCTGATCTTTGGTTTCTTTCTCCTGTAGCAGGATTAACCAAGTAACGAAGTCTTAAGTGATTAGTCTTCTCTCCTGTCCCAGCATCTCTAGTCTGATCCATTGGGATAACAAGACCTTCGTTTGTGAAACCAAAACCATCAGCACCTAAAGTCTGAAGGTCGTTGAAAGAATCAAACTTCTTCTTAGAGAAGATGTAGTCATCAATCTTAAACTTGTCAAACTGGAAGTTTACGCTTGCCTCTTCAGAGAAAGTGTAGTTACCATAAGTAATAGCACCTGCTGTCTTGTAAGAAGCTAGAGTATTGTCAATCTGAATAGATAAGTCAATTCCTGGAGCTAATAGGTTGCTCTTAGAACCTTTTTGCTTATCTAAAACCTTAACTAAAGACTCAGCATCTTGCTTATCCCAACCTGTGTTTTGAGCGTAAGCAGAAGTATTTCCTTTTGATAGGATACCTGGGATTAGACCTTCTGTTAAAGAAAGTGGACCATAGTTGTTATCGTTACCAGCGTTAGTAACCCAAGCATTAGCAACAGTATCGTTAGCTAATTTTTCACCCAAAAGTAAAGTCAATTCTTTTTGAGACATAAAGTTTTTATACTCATCAGCCTCTCCTTTTAGGTAATACATTCTACCTGCCTTACCGTCTTTACCAACAAACTCAACCCAAGACAACATATCTCTTTCTGTTGAAGTAACTTCATAAGTTCCTTTTACAGTCTGAATTTGGTTAACTTCTTTTTTAACTGTAGTCTGTCTAGCGTTTGGCTGCATAGAACCCTCTCCGTAAGCGTTACCGTAGATAACGATTTCTTGAGCTGAACCTATCGCAGGAATACTTTCTGTAGAATCCAAAGGCGATGCAGTAAAAGTTCCAGCAGCTTCATTAACACCATCTATAATAGCTTTAATGTATCTGTCAGCAGAAACAATTCCTGATGCAGGCTTAATTAAAATCAACTCACCTCTTCTTGGAATAGTGATAGAAGAAGTATTACTTCCGTCATAAGGAGAAGCATTTTCTGGAACGCTATACTTAGATGATGCGTCCATTGTGAAGGTTACTTGCGCTCCTGCTCCACCTGCTCCACCGTTAGTAGCGTAAAGCTTAGGGTAAATTCTTTCTTCCTCGTAGTGAGTATATTCCAAAGCAGAAACACCTTTTTCTGCTCCAATCATTGATAACATTCCTGTTAACATTTGATTACCAAAAGTTTGAGTTAATTCTGACTCAATCTCTGGCTTGTGTAAATCCATTGTAGTTACAAAGTTATAATCTCCAACTCTGTTAAAACTACCTCCTTGATATGGTAATGCCATTTTTTTTAGTTTTTAAAATTATCTAATTCCTTGACCTTTTAAGAAACCGTCAATTATTTGGTCCTGAACACTAGCATTAGAAGATGGTGCTTGTGATTTTTTAGATTTATCAACTACGTTGTTAATCTCCTTCACAGCATTTATCTCGCCTTTGTTAATGTTAGACTCAACTGCCGACTTCAATATTTGATCGAAAAAAAGTTCTTTGGCAATAGTCTCCTTCATATTATTATAATCCACACCGTTAGCACTAACGAAGTTGGTATAATACTCATTGATACCATTCATCCTTTCCTGAACCTTTTGCTTCATCTCATCATTCAACTCAAACGTAAATTCATTATCCTCTCCGAGTTTAAAGCTTACTGAATTAAATTCTTTTAACGATTCTGAAACAGAAGACTCATAACGATTCTTCAATTCTTCAAATTCTTTTTGTTGCTTCTCTATTAGTTCCTTGTCATCTGTAGGTTTTTTCAAGTCTGGTAAAGAATACTTCTCATCATTCTTTACAGAATTTAAGAAATCTTTACTTTCCTTTTGTAGCCTATCATAACGTGCTAAAGCTGCTTTATGTTCGATTTTCTCATCGTCATCCATTAAGTCAACATCTGCGTCTTTAAGTTTGTCATACTCCCTTAACTTCGCATTTATCTCCGCTGTGGATAAACCGTCTTTCATTTCTAACATCTTAGATAATGCTTGACGACCATCTAATGAATCAACATTTAGCGTCTTAATATCTGCAATCTCTTTAATCTTTTCCCAAGAAAATCCAGACTCCAACACCTTTTCTAGTCTATCTATACTATCAGACTCGTACTTGTCTTCAAATTTTGAAGCACTTGCCTTTTCTTCCAAAGAACTTAACTTAGCTTCCAAGTCTTCTAAAGAACCGTATTTCTCTTTAAAAGAATCCTCGAAGCTCTTTTCTTCTGCCTCTGCTTTCGCTTCTGGCTGAGGGGTTTCCTCTTTATCTTTTACCTCTTCAGCTTCAGATTTTACTTCAGCTTCAGATTCAACTTCTTGTTTTGGTTGCTCTTCTCTTGACGCATCTCCAGAACCAACAACTTCAAGCCCTTGGGCTTTTAATAAATCTTCAAAACTCATTTTAATTTTAATTTACGGTTTAACTAATATATAATAAAAATTTTTAATCCAATTTTCTGCTATCTCCCACTCCTCTAAATACTTGAGGTTCTCTCACCGAATTACCTATGGAAGTATCATCAATATTATTCTTTTTAGCAGCATCTATCTGCTTTAACTTTTCATCATTATTAATCATAGCAACCTCTGCGTCTGCCATACCTTTTGTTCTGGCTTTCATCTGCTCTAACTGCATCTTTAACTGATACTCCATTTGAAGCCTTTCCATATCCATCTGATGCTCCATTTGTTTTAGTTGCATCTCAGACTGAGCCGCTGATTGTTGAGATTGTATCTGAGCTTGAGCGTTTTGCTGTGAAGCATTTGCCGCTTTAGCCATATCAGACTCTTCTTTCTCTTTTCTTCTTTTCTTTAATAAGTGTGTCGCCTTCTTGATGTTAACCTTAGCAACGTCCTTAACCTCCATAGCGTCTTCCAACTCTATTGATTGAGCCGTTATCGCTTTCTCAATTAAAATATTCAACTCTTGCATTTCTTCAGCAGTTGGAAGTATCTCAATCTCAATACCCAACTCTGCTAAACTTAAATCTTTTACTATGTTGACAACATCAACAACCTCTTTCCCAAGAGCTAGCTCAAAACCTCTTAACTTATCTGCAACAGCCTTGTTCTGAACCATCATAGCTATATTGTCAGCCAAAGACTTAAAACTATGTAAATAAGCCTCATTTAAAGATCTAGTAGCATTACGGCTCATATTTACAGCCATTTTCTGAACACCAACTAAAGCTTTAGAAGAAGGAGTAGAACCATCCCTAGCTTCATTCAACCCCGTAATTGTCCTTATCATATTTAAGTTGTGATTCCACACCTCAACAAAATACAAAGCACTTGAACTAAGTCCATTAGCAAGCTCCTGGATTGGTTTCTGATTAATCATTCCACCAAACTCAGAGTCCTCACTTCTGTAATATAAGTTACCCGTCTGATCAAAGATCTCTACAATATCAGTCGGGTCTAGGAAATCCTCACCTCTGCCTTTTAACACATCCTCCAAAGAAGAAGCGTCCACAGCCAAACCTGCTGGTCTAGCCTTAATCATTTGTTGCTGAAGCTTTAAATAAGCTAAAGTCATCTGATTATCAAAAGGCAACATCTGCTCTACCATAGCCTTATTCTCCATGTCATACATACCTGGAGCTATAACGCTATATCTACTCTTAACCTCTGAGCAGTAAGCACCACTCTTCTTAGGTCTATTCATGTTTTCCTGAAGACCATACTTAAAGATATAATCAGAACCTATGACATATAAACCTTCATAAAAAACCTCTACCTTCTTTCTGGTTACCTCCCTTTTCTTCTTACTATACTTCTTAGGCTCGTAACCCGTTTTCTTTTTGTTTAAGAAAAAATTTCCTTTGCTAATGTACTTCTGCTCGTAAGTCAATTCATAATTAGTGGACCTCATCTCAAAGTCTAAAACCTCAATGTAAAAGTCATCTACACGACCACTACCATAATAAGGAGACTGATAGTACCTACCATTTTCCTGAGTAAGACCGTTAACACTAACATCTTTCTTTCCGATTTTTTTAGCAATATCATAATACTGCTCCTCTGTCATCTCGTCGCCAACCAAGGCAACAAAATCATGGAATCCCATTTTTACAATCTCACCAGTGTAAAGACTATCCCTGAAGTAAGGGTCTTTTGAATACGGCAAAACCAAATTAGCAGGATCTACATACCTTACCCTAATGTCATTGTTGTCATCAAAATAAGTTCTTGTAGCACAAATTTTTATAACTATTAAATCCCTGATTAACCTTTCCTTTATCTCTTTCTCAAAATTATTGGCTTGTAAAACAAAAGAAATACAAACCTCCATAGCTATTTCTACAGCCTGTTTTAAAGTTGTCTCTATTAAAACATCCGCCTCTTCTAAGTCTTTAGGAATAGGAATAGATTTGTCAACTAAAGAGAATCCTGTTTCAGCCTCCATTTGTTTAGAGAAATCAGCCATCAACATATTGGCATATATCTTGTTCTTCTCCTCCTCGAATTTCTCCATAGAGGATTCATCCATAGCTATTGCATTAACCTTAAACTCTTGGTTAATCATTTCACCAACTACCAACTGAACAAACTTAGGAATTACAGATACCGACTGCCAATCCAAATTTAAGTAAGAGGCATCTCCATTTAAGTCAAGCAAATCCTTGAACTTATCAACGCTAGACAAACCTTCCGCAGCTTTTCTGTTTTCTACAAACCTTGCAATTTTATTATAAATAGACCAATCAGTACCTCGATGTCTCCCATATATAGCTTTTGCACAACCTAACCCGTATTTTTTGTCTGACTTCTCCTCTTTAGATAAAGTAGGATTCGGAAAGTTAGGCAGCTTAGTATTTGATTTTGTCATTCTCTTACTAAAAAATAGTTATACTAACAAATGTAAGCAATTATTTTAACTCACTTGAAACCCCCACGCCTGTTATATGTTTTAATGAATCTACCCACAGAACGAGTGCTTTTTCGAGTCTTTTTTCTTACATACCTTTCCTTGCCAAACAAACACAAAGCCGCAGCAACAAACTCATCATAATCTGTCCACTTCTGAGGATTGAACTTTATCCAACACTTTAATAAATCATTGAAAAATACCTTCCCGTAAACATTGTTCTCAAAGTCATAACCAGTATTAGCATACACAAAACTTTCAGTAACCTCTATAGCCCTCTGCCTAACAGCCTCCGAGTTCATGGGTATTCCCTTCTCCTTCTGACGTTTCCTACTATAATCAGTATGAGTGAAATCTGGTCTGTCCATTAAGTAACCACCATAGCCATTGTTCTCAAACCAATTTATTAAACCAATCTTGTTGTTCTCACACAACAACTCACAACCATAAAAAATACACTGCTTTATCATGTCCTCGTAAAACATATCAGGAGTGGCAGGACGATTAACATACTCACAAACAAAAGTATCACTATGCTCCTGGTCAAAAGGGTCTAACTTCCTATACACATAACTAGCTCCATTGGACTTCTTATTATCCGTAGTTACCTTATGGTCAAAAGGGTCACACCCTGCTACAAACTTATCAAAGTTACGAGGCTTTAAACCCCTAGAAGTTTGTATCGTCTTATTCCTGTCATCAACAACTGGCATCCATAACACCTTCCACCTTCCATGGACCGAAGGCTGCCAACCAACCTCTAAATTATGTCTGTCTATCCATACGAAGTTTCCTTGTATGACCTTATTATTAAGTGTGCCATTATAAGATATTTGATCATTCAACTTAATAATATCAAAAGGACTCAACTTCCCCTCCTCAATAAAAGCCTCATCAATAGTCAAAGGATACTTCCTCTTCTCTCCTGCTAACTTGTTTCCCGTTAACCCCTTTCTCCTGCGATTAATGTAAGTAAGACTACCTATCTCTATCTTCTTTCCGTCAATGCCAACAACAGGCTTTACAGGGTCTTCAACAACACTATATCCATACTTATCTATAAACCCCTCCAAACCATGAGTGGCAGGCTTAAACCACCTCAACAATCCCGAAACAGTAAACTCCCTGCCCTGAACCTCAGCCTCCAAAATATTAGAGTCATCCCACATGTCCTTAGCAGCAGCTCCACCCTTATCCTCCATCTCCTCGGCAGTAGTAGTATGCAAGCTCTTTCCTACAATATTCTTTCCCTGAACCAAACACTCCTTGACAATCTGCCAACGGTCATTAACATCCACCTCAGTAGTCTTCCCATACTCATCATCATAGTAATACTTCAACTTATTACCGTCATAAGCATTCTCAACAGAAGGCTTGTAATCAATCATTGAGTTTAAAACCTCCTTGTAAATCTTCTTACCACCCTTAGTACTCCTCTTGGCTGGTTCTTCAAACTTTAACGCTGAACTAGGATTAGTGTCACCCGAATCTTCAGGCTTTAAATAATCAGGCAACTTCTGCCAACTCTTGACCATCTTCTTGAAGATCATACTGGCATCCTTATTCGTCTTACTCTGAATACCTCCATTGGCATCATAGTTCAACGTAATCCGATTGTAAATAATAGAAGTAGCCTTACCCGTCTTACCGTCCCTACGATTAGTAACCTGCATCCAACCCAAACAAGAATCCAACATCTGACAATGACGCTCGATATAAAAAAACGTAGCATCGCTATCCTTCCAATAAGGAACAATCCCATCAATCCTCCAAAATGCTAAATAAAAAAAATGGTCGCCTGTCAAATACTCTATCGTACCCTTGTTGTAAAACCAATACCCATTTATCCTGTGGTAAGTGACCTGCTTTAAATAATCAAGCTGATTATCCATGTCAAGCATGTCAAAATCCCGTTGAGATAAAACCCAATCAGGAATCATCCACTTTTGATCCTTTATTTTTTTATCCCAATTAGCAATCTTATAATATGCAGGAGGACTAGGAAGATGAACAGTAAACTCAATATTCCCATTTAACGTTATCTCTCTAACTCTTTTAAAATTAACGGACCGCATCGCCCTTGTAGACAGCTTACCCATTTCGCAAATCCCTCATTACCTGCTCATACGCTGAAGCAGCTTTTTGTTTCCCCTGTTCTTCAGGAATCTCTCCTATCTCTCCGTACATCTTATCCAACAACGTCTGTAGATAATCAAGCTTCTCCGAAAATTTTAAACCCCTTTCCAACGCTTTATCCTCCTTGTCTGAAAGCTCATCCGCTGAATCCGATACTCGATAATTAGTCAGCAGCTTATTGTTCTGCGTAATAAAGTTTTTTAAAGCTAAAAAAGATTTAACCTTAGTAGTATTTGCCTCAAACTCCTCAAGCTTTAGCTGAAGACCACGCACATACTTGCGAACCTTTACGTCCTTAATATCCTCTAGTTTCATTTTAATTTTAATTTTATTTAAACACAATATAATAAAAAACCCTAACTATGAAAGTTAGGGCCATAACAATTAAAAATATAAATCAATACAAAATGGAAAATCCTATAATGCGTCTATCAAAGTCTTAACAGCAGAAAAAGATTCAGTGCAAACAACCTCCTCAACTTTTTGGAAAGTGTTACCCTCACCATTATAATAAATCAAACTTCCTCCACCTGGCTGCTGATTTACAGACCTGATTCTTAAAACATTTAACGCCTTGGTAGAACCATTCTCCAAAGTAACATTAATGCTAAAGCTTGTCAACGCTGCGTCTATAAGACTCTTCTGATTAGTACCTCCTGACAAATTCACATCCGTCTTAGCCAATGTACCAGTAACCGTAGAAGCAACCACATAAGTATTCGGACCATCAGCAGCAGCCTTATCAGCAGAGATAGTCACAACCGCACCTGCCGCACTAGCCGTATAATTAGGAACACTCGTAAACGAATTTACCGCTATAACCAAATTAGCAGCAAGCTCTGCCAACGAAGAACCCGATACAGCCGTAGCAGTATCAAAAATACTTACAGAGTTTACAGTCAAATCTGTGATAGTTCCCGAACCTGAGTTCAAAGTAACACTACCCGTAGCTGCCGTATTTTCTGTCTTAATAATCTGAGGATCTTGACCATAAACATCAATCTCCACATCAACGTCACCCTGAAAAGAGTTTACCGCCTTTACCTTGTCCGATAAAACAGTAGTAGTATTACCGTCCTTACCAACAATATTTAACGTACTTAATGTAATTGCCATTATTTCTTTTTTTAAAATTTATACTAAACTAATAAATGCTCTGGAACTCCCCTCTTAACCTCTAAACTAGCATTCTCATAATAAGCATGCTTGAACTCTTCACCATTAGGCGCTTTCAAAAAAACTACCCAACGACTCTGACCGTTAAAATGAAACGCTGTGTCATCATGCAATATCCTAGAACACTCAAAACTTCTACCAGCAACCCGATAATTCTTACCCACCTGCCAAACAAATCCAGGAGTATCACCCAATGTCTTATTCAAAACTATCAACTGATACACATTGTCAACAACATCTCTGTCCATACTGTAAATATATAACAATTATTTTTTACCCTAAATGTGACACCACAAACAAAAAAAAGGGAAGTGACAAACAAAAAACACTCCCCTTCCCAATCAATCAATATATAAACCCTTAAGCCAATATAAACATTTTATTTTAAGTAATCCCCAATAACAGGAAACCCAACATTCCGAGGTGAACGCTTTACATCCGTAACCAAATACTCTCCTGGATAAAAATTTAACCCAAACATAGTCGGTATCTTAAACATATTCACATAAACACCCTGTGTGGCAAACAACCAATTAATCTTCAACTGTGCATAACTCGTCATATTATTCTGATTATGAACAGGCTTTATCTCTACATGACTCACCAAATTACTACCCAAATGATACAAAGGCTTATTATTACTCGTCAACCTCTCCTTATCCACATAATCATAATAAAAAACCCCCTCCGCCTTCTCCGTCCACTCAACCTTGAAATCAGGAGTATAAACAGTAGGCTTTATCAACGTCTCACACTTATGATTAACCTTAGTCTTTAAACGCTGCTCATACAACTTATCATAACCACCATACAACTCAAACGTAGTATACTCATACCATACATTATCAACATAACCAGCATTACACAACTCACTCAACCAACACAAATAAAAAAACTCCTCATCAGAACGTAAATTACCCAACTCTATCTCTGGAAAATTAATATTCAACTCCTTTGCCACACTCGGCACAATCTTTCTCATAAACCCTATAACAGTTTCGACATATCTTTAACCCATTATCAAAAGCATACTCCTTCAACCTATCCAAATAAGCATCACGAACCCTCCCAACACTAAACAAAACCGCCTGCCTATGAGACTCCAAAAACTTATCCCTATCTAAAATCCTTCCTACCAAAATATACTAAACCCCTATTAACTCCTTTTTAAAACTTTTTGTTACAACTCTACCGAATCCTCCAAACCCCTAAACTCTATCTCAGCCCATACATAATCCAAAACAGGATTGTCAGGCTTACTCCTTATCTGATTCCGATAAATAGCCAACAAATGCTTGTCATGCAAATCCTCCAAATGAAAACTCAAATGATGACGACTCGTCCAAACAACCCTGTCACCATTAACATCCAAATGCCTCACTCCAGACATACCATAAAATTGAAAAATGAAACAAAAAATAACAACACCATCAATACCCAAAAAAAGACCTCAACAACATCCCTGCGAACCAAAGAACTTCCAACACTGCCACCCAACACACAACGCCTTACCAAAACCCTCGAACTCTTACCACCAAAACTAATGTCCACAATATACTCAACACCCCTCTCCTTAATCTCATACCGACTCACAATATCATAACTGCCATAACCACCAAAATAATCATCTATACCCCTCCATACCAAATCCAAAGAAATATAAACACCCAGCAAACTATGACCACTACTAGTCACCTCCGTAACAACATAAACTCCAACACCCTTACTCCTAACAAACATATAACCGCTTTTTAATTACTAAACTAAACCTTTCCCCTTTAAAACCTTAGCTAAAAAAACCGACTAATCAATAATCTATTCGCCTTCCCCTCTTATCATGACTGAAAACATCATCAACCACAATCCGCATATCATAACCCAAAATACGAAACGCCTTTACCAACTCATAAAAAGTGAAACTAGATATACAAACCTCCTTCTTATAATACGTCCGATACGTTAAACCCAACTCCTTAGCCATATACTTCCTGCTTACATTCCGTAAACAACGCAACTGACGATACCTGTCCAACCAATCCAAATACAAAGGATCATACTTCTTCCTTCGCTCTGGCTCCTTCTTATAACCTTTATATGCCATTTTACACTACTTTAAACCCCTTGACCCGAGAAAACACGATAATATTTGCACAGCCATGAGGTAATTGAATTACTAATATAACAACTTTATCCCACAAAAAACCAATTCCTACACATGAATAATCAACCAATCTTATACAAACCGTAAATCATTACGGTTAGGTAATAAAACATACACCTACAACAATAAAAAGTTACAGCGAATTTTAGAATACTCCAGTATAGACCACATAACTGGCTGAAATCTACGGGGTTAAGGGAGTGGGGTTATAGGGGTGTGCGTCGGGGGTGATCGTTCCTGGGGGAGGCGCAAAACTTTTGGGGGGTGGGTGCGTTTTTCGTTTTCTCCTGTCCCTCTTAACTGTTTTTTATTTTTGTTAGCTGGTGTTAACTGTTTATTAATCAATCCTTTACGCTTACCTTATCGAACGTTTAAGAAAACTTTGTTTTTTGTTTTCGATTTAGGAAAGTTCAAACGGTTAAGAGTTTTAAAAAACTTTGTATCTATTTAAAAAGGTTGTTTAACACTAGACAGTACTTTTTTTTAGCTCCTCACCTGGAAAGCAGCTTTTTAGATTCCCTTTTCTTTCTTTGTCTTCTCTTATAGAGTATTATTGATATTGTTTCTTTTTATTAATCGTGTCACCTTGAACCCTTTTTTTTAAATTTCCTTTAGTTTATTTAATACTATTAATTAAATGTAATTAGTTGATAATCAATAAATTACAAATTAATTGAAAAAAAAGTTTAATTTTTTTAGTCTTAAGATTTGATTTAACCAATAATTTAAACGTACTTTGTATTTATACGGTCAAGGTTAACACCGTTTTTTAGTTAACCACAATTTAAACTTTATTAAAATGAAAAATTCAGAAAACAAAACAAACAATTTACGAATTGTAATCGCTCAGACTCAAAATGTAGTTACAACAAAAAAAGAGCAAACAAAAGACAAGGTGACAAGTTCGGTTAAAATACCTTTAAAGACTTGGGACTTTGAAACAGAAACAAAATTTAACCAAAAAAAGTCACTTCTTGCAATTGTCAACGGGACTTATGCAATAATAGAACGTGAAAAACAACGTAAAAAGGACGGCTTAAGACCTTTTAATCCTATTCAAATTAGCAAGCCTTTGGAAATTGTTTTAACGTGGAATAATTCGCGCAAAATTGTACTTGCAATTGAAGAAAGTGGAACGGTTAAGGCCTACAATTACAAACAAGGAAGCAAACAAGACCTAAACAAAGCAAAAGGGCGTTTTTTCCATGAGATTAAGGATATATTGAACGGTTATAATGTGAAAGACATTTTTGAAGATTTCACAGCATAACAACAATTTTAACGGGCGCGCAGTGCTTTAAAAAGGTGCAAATCCTTTGCCCGTTCCAATAATACACGTTTTTTGACATCTTGACAAAATTTTAAACATGTGCAAATTTGTTGCTCTAATGTTTTAAATTCAACGCCCTATGTTTTTTGACATCTTGAAAAGGCTAGTAGATTTGATACGGATGAGGACCACAACAAATACTGAAATGTTTAAGACTTATCTAATAAGTAGGACGGCAATAATACGCCCTAATTAATAACCAATGTTTTTAGGTTTGTGTTTATTGCTTATTATAGCTTATTAGTATATATGTTATTTGATAAGGTGACATTATTCTAAATGTGTCACCTTGTTAAATTAAAACCCTCAGACAAATTTTATATGGTGTCTCTTGTAGAGTTCAAATCTCTAGAGGGTTTCTACATTAAATGTGCGACGTTGCACAAACTAAAACAAACAAAATGAAAAAGATCAGAATCTTTATGCATACGGGCATAACAAAAAAAATGAAGCAAAAAACAGTTTTTGCGGTAACTATTTTTAACAACAAAAAAGATAAAACTTTTTACGTTTGGCTACCTTTTAACACAGGAATTTACAAAACATTTGAACTTTAAAAACAAACAAAAATGAAAAAGATTATTGACAGTTTTAAAACTACAGACGGGCAAATAAACTATGAATTTATAATTTGTTTTGGCTCAGCCTTAATAGTAATGAGTTTATTAATAATTAACAGAATTTAAAATGGTAATTAGAGTAAATGTGTAACCTTAAATTTGAAAACATGAAAAATTTTGAAGTATACAAAGATCTTAGAAACAATCCGATTTACAAAGTAAACGATACATTCTATATCGAACAAGGTAGCGACATGCAGCCTGCACCGAAATTTCTACAATCCTGGTTTAAAAAATGGATAGAAGAAAAAAGAACGGATTTAATAATAAAAACAAACTTTAGTAATTTTACTATTGTCAGTACAAAAGAAAATAATTAACTTAGTAAAAGGTAATTGTGTTCAGCCTATAAAATGAACCTATAATATAAAACTCTATTACAATGGAAACAACGTACAACAACGGTCAAACTATACTAGTTGACGACAGAACAGAACAACAATTAGAAACACACAAAATCCTAATCACAGCAACAGATAAATTTATGTCAGGCTGGGGACATGGAAAAGGCGGTTCCAAATGTGCATGGGCTTGTAAAAACAGTGTTCAAGCGTATAAAGTCATGGATTGGGTAGAAAACCGTAGCGAAATGAAATATGTAAACATAAACTATACTGGCAAATGGAGACCTAAAAATGCTAGTCATGTACATATATACGTGGTTAATGATGACCACCCTGCCTTATAATAAATGTGTGACCTTAAAAACAATCAATCATGAAAACAGAATACATACACGAAAAAGCAAGAAAAGAAAAACAAAAGTACTTTAAAGAGTTTCAACAGTCACGAAAATTAATGACGGTAGAGGAGTACAATAAAATCGGATTCTGTGATCCTGAATGTCACAACGGAAAAGTTTACGTCTACGATAACCTTTTTCACATAGAAATAAAAGACGATTCATTCTACCTATCAGTAGACAGAGCTACATACGAAGCTAAAACTATTGACGAACTAAAGGAAATTGAATGGATTCTTTTCGAATGGACAGTAAAATTTGCATAACAATCAAAAACAATCAATCATGAAGGTAATTAAAATAGAATTAGAGACTACTGGAATAGTTTCAAGTGTCCAAATAGAGACAGAAAACAATCTAAAAATATGGTTTGATGTATGGGAAGATAGAACCTACGAAGAAATTTACGAGGAGCCTGAAATAACAGGAGATTGGAACAAATATATTTTTAACCTAGACAATGTCGAAGACTTAAAAATAAAAGAGTTTCAAAACAATAGTGAAAACTTTAGTGAATGTTTGGAACTCGCTATTTATGAATACGAAAAACACAAAAACAATCAATCATGAAAACAATAGAACAAGTATTACAAGAACTTTTTACAGAAAACACAGGAAAACACCTTTTAGATAGTGGTGGAACTGACGGTAGAGCTTGGCAAAAAAATCAAAAACGTGACTTCGAGTCAGAGCCTGAAGCGACTATAGAATATTGGAATGATGAGTTCCAATACGTAACTATAAACACTTACCATTACTTCAAAAAAGTACTAGAATATGACGAAGTGTGTGAATTTGTAAATGAATACCTACGTGAAAACAATATACATTGGGTAGGAGAAGTTGATGAAAACGATTTAGAAGGCCATATAGCGACTTTCTCAGATTATTATGAGGTAGAGTTCAAAAGTGAACAATGGAACACTTACAACGGAGAATACAACACAGACCACGTATTCCAAGGTCAGTGGGTTACTATAGATGGTGAACCATACGTATTATTGCAGCTTCATCTAGGTGCTGATGTCAGAGGTGGGTACTCAGACGTACAACTATTCAAGCTAGAAGGCTTCTTAACTGGCTTTGTAGAACACACACTATATAATAACAAACGTGAAAGCCTATCTATAGATATTAGATACCCTAATGAAATTAGTTTATACAATCATAAAGACGGTTCAGACGAATATGTTGACAATGATTGGCTAGAAGAAAATGTAAAACCTAATCAAGGATGGGAAGTTGAATTAATGATAATGGAAGATCCTTGTGTTTATTAATAAATGTGTAACCTTAAAAAAAATCAATCATGAAAGTTACAGAAGAATTTTTTGAAGCAAGTATCCCAGGATACGACGGAATTGAAAAAGCTAAAGAGTACGCTAAAAGCCTTGATTGGACAGAAGTAGACTACAACGAACAAACAATTGCAAATATCCAATATGAAGACACAGTGAACGGTATAGACATATACTACTGTTTTGGAACTGACGAATATCTATTCGTTGCTTCTGTTATGGGACTCACTTGCCGTAATGGTAAAGATTGGAGTGAATGCAATTGTTGCTAATAATAAATGTGTGACCTTGAGTAACATCCTCGCTCAAGGTTACACACTTAATTAAATGAGGATAAAATATAAATATCATGAGAACAGAAACAATTAAAATTTACAAGTTCGAGGAACTTAGTGAAAAAGCACAAGAAAAAGCAATCGAGAAATTTCACGACATCAATACACATTATGATTGGTGGGAACACGTATACGAAATGTACAAAGAAGATGAAACAGGATTCGATATTGATAAAATATATTTCAGTGGATTCGCCTCTCAAGGTGATGGAGCTATGTTTGAAGGATCACCAAACGAAGATATACTAAACTTCATAACTCCAGGATATAACAACCAACAATATCAAAAAAATTGGTCCAGAGTTATCAAGCTAATTAAAAACGGTGATATAAACATATACGGCAGCTTCAAACATCATGGACATTACTACCATTCAAAAAGTTATTCAGATAACTTAGATGCTGAAATGACTAATGACTGGTATGGTAAGAACTATTCTAATATAGAAGACATCTGCGAAGACATCTTATATGAAATAAGAGAACACTACGAAGATATATGTAACAAGATATACCATTCACTAGAACAAGAATACGAGTACTATACTTCTAGAGAAGCTATAGAGGAAAGTATTATAGCTAATGAGTATGAGTTTACAGAAGATGGAGAACAATATTAATAAATGTGTAACCTTAAAAACAAACAGTCATGAAAAAAATTAAAATAGAATTTACAAGATACGACATAGAAGATATGTTGAGTGCCTTAAACAAAGGAGAAGAATTATACGACACCTGGGTTGTAATGGTAGACAACGAAGAAACATTATTAGAAATAACAATAGAACAATAAAAACAAACAATCATGGACAAATACACAGAATTACTAAACAACCCTCCTAAGCTGGAGGTAAAAGAAAATGCAAGAGAAGTAGTTATTAACCTTATATCTTGTATGTGTGATAACAGACATAAAATTACCCTCAAGAAAAATGATGACGGTGATTTTAAACTTAACTCTCATAGAGATTCTTATAGAAACTTTCAAATAAAATTTGATAAAGATGACATAGAGTGGGAAGCTGATGACAACAATTGGGACGAAGTATTCAGGATGATTAATTCTGGAACTAAAAAAATTGATAACATTAAAAGTAGATAACAATTAAAATCAATCAATCATGAAAGCTAAATACGAATTAGAAGGAGAAAAAAATTATGTTACATCTAACATAATAGACTGTGTTAATTATTGGAACAGAGAAGGTATAGACGTATACTCTAAAAACATAACTGGAGAATACGGAAGTAAAGAAACAAACGAAAAATCTAGAAAAACAGTTTACGATGATTTCATATTAGATATGCTATTAATAGATTGCAGAACTTTCTGTAATAGTAAATACGCAAAAGAATCAAATGTAGAATTTGAATGCGGAAGAACTAGATCTCATATATGGGTTCACATGGATAACAAAAGAGTAATTATTATAAATTTCTAAAACAATCAATCATGAAAACAATAATTTTAAATTTTGAAGAACAAGATGTTGCAAGTGACAACATCTTCACAACAATTTCTAAAACTCATTCTGAAATTGAACAGAAAAAAGAAACCGCTAACAAGATCAATAAAACTATTCTTAACCAGTTTGAAGATATGCTCAGACAAACAATCAGTAAAATATATTCTAAGATAACAGAAGCTGATATTGAAGGATGTGACTTTGATTGGGTAGATGACAACGGACACAGGATTCCATTTGCTGAATTTACACAAGGTAATAACCACGTTAAAGTTAGCTTTGAAATGTATAAAACAATAGATACTGAAAGCGTAAAACAATTGGAGATAAGACAAAGGCTAGATATATCTATTGTATCAAGAAAGATTAACGAAGGACTATACGAAACACTAACACCTGAGTTTTATTTTAATATATTTTCAGACGGTTGCCTAGGTAATTTAGGCAATAACGGATATGACCTGGCATCTGAACTAGAACAGTCTATATGTGATAGGATAAAGGCTTTTATATATTATAGAGCCATATAATAAATGTGTAACCTTAAAAACAATTAATCATGGAAAAGAAAACAATAAAAACGTATAATTAAATTTTTAAAAAATGAATGTATTAAGTTTATTTGACGGCATGAGTTGCGGACAGATAGCACTCAACAAGCTAGGGATTAATTATGATAATTACTTTGCAAGCGAGATTGACAAACACGCTATACAAATAACACAAAAGAACTACCCCAACACTAAACAAATTGGTAATGTAGTTGATGTAAAAGCAGAAGATTTGCCAAAGATTGATTTACTTTTTGGTGGTAGCCCTTGCCAAAGTTTTAGTAGATCAGGTGACGGAAGCGGATTCGACGGTAAAAGCAAATTGTTTTGGGAATTTTTAAGATTATTAAAAGAAACAAAACCTAAATACTTTCTTCTAGAAAATGTGCTTATGAAAAAAGAATGGGAGCATATAATAACAAAAGAATTAGGAGTAGACTGTATTTTAATAAATAGTAGTCTAGTGTCTGCTCAAAAAAGAGAAAGGCTATACTGGACCAACATACCTAATATAGAACAACCCTTAGACAAAGGTATCACACTTAGTGATGTTTTAATCGACTCTGATAGAAAAGAATACCTTGATAAAGACTTAATATTAAAAACAGACGATAAAGGTGTTTACGTTAGAAACGCTACAAAAAAAGGATATTTAATAGCAGAAAACGGAGACGGTGTAAACTTAGATTTTCCTAAATCTAAAACTAGAAGAGGTAGAGTTTCTAAAGGAAAAATAAACACTTTAAATACCGCCTGTAACTACGGATTTGTAAAAGACTTTAAAATATACAAGCTAAACATAACAGAAATAGAAAAGTTACAAACAATACCAGAAGGATATACCAAAGGTGTTTCTGACAATCAAAGAAAAAAAATGATAGGCAACGGTTGGACAGTTGACGTAATAGCACACATCTTTAAAAATATACCACTAACATAATGCTTAAAATCAATATGAAAACCTTTGTTATTAAATTTATAGACAGTTCCTTCCAAATGAAATGGGAAGTGATTAAAACAAAAAAACAACAATCTTATTACGACATTAAAACCCTCCTTCAAATAGAAGGATACGATGTCAAAAGAGTACTAAACTGGAAAGCTTATGGTTAACAACATACTAATAGCAATATGGCTAATATCAACAATCTCTGCTCCATTCTTATTTAATATATGGATGTTCCTCGGAGCTTGCACAATTAGTTACATATCAAGCTACAAATTATACAAACGATTATACCTAAAATAAAAACAATTAAAACTGAAAAATCATGGAATATTATTGCAAAGAATGTAACGAAGAATTTCAAGAACCAACAACAATAAGTGTTGGTGATGAAAACAAAAGATGTCCCTGCTGTTATTCAACTAAAATTAAAAAATATAAACAGCAACATTATAAGGGTGTATTAACACCTTAATCTAAAAAACAAAATCATGGAAAACTTATTTCAAGAGTTCAAACAAGGACTCACAATTAAAAAAAATTCACAAGAACACCTGGACCAACAAAAAGACATCGACAAAATGATGAACGTAGGTGTGTTAATAAACGACAAAGGAATACAAATTAATCCTTTAGTCAGAAGATCTAAAACTTATACAACAGCAAAAATGACTATCAAGAAAATAATTAAAACATGGTTGGGAAACCTTGACAAACAAAGAAAACAACAAACAGTATTTAGAGAAGAAATGGTTCACTTCTTCAAACAAAACCCTATCGGTTTTATTAATGAAGGATACGCAGTGATGCCAGAAAACACTCCTGACTGTTACAAAAAGGGTAAAGGTATAGCATACGTATTCAACGGAGAGGTAATAACAATACACGCAGGATATATACCCCCAATTAACATACCAAAAGAGTGTGAAAGATTTAATTACGAAAGTAACTTTGGAATTATTCAAATCAAAGGACTATGATTTACTTTATAGGATTCTTAATATTAAAATTCTTAATCGCTTGTTTAGCATTAAGATCTAGATAACGAGGTCGTGTAACAGGTCGTTTTAATGCCTGTTACATATTGTTAGGCACTTTTAATTAACCGATAAAGATAATAGAATGAAGATACTTAATTTATATGCTGGAATAGGGGGAAATCGTAGATTATGGGGAGATAAACACGAAATAACAGCGGTCGAGTTTGATGATAAAGTAGCAGAAAAATACCAAGAGCTTTACCCTAATGATAAAGTAATTGTGGCAGATGCTCACGAGTACCTTTTAAAAAATTATACAGAGTTTGAAGATGGGTTTATTTGGACTTCTCCACCTTGCCAAACTCATAGTAAAGCAAACTATTTTATAAACTACATTACAGAAAGCAGATATCCAAAAATGGAATTATGGCAAGAGATAATATTTTTAAAAACATTTTGCAAGGGTAAATTTTGTGTTGAAAATGTAAAAGCATACTATGAACATTTTATACCACCAACCGCTGAAATAGGTAGACATTATTTATGGGCAAATTTTAAAATACCACCAATAAAACAACCTAATAATGAGGTTGGTAATATGATGCACAAAAACAGCAAGCACAGTAAAAATTGGAAGGGGGTTAATAAAAATGGTAATAAGGCTTGTAGTAAACCATTAGCAGATCGTAATATGGTAAACGCTGATTTAGGTTTGCACATATTAGAAAGGGCTAAAGGCATAATTAAGGCGAATAAAAACAATCAAGGCAGTTTGTTTTAATTCTGCCTAACGGACGAGTGTATGAGCAGTAGCCTACACGAATGATAGTGAATAGAAACAAACTTAAAAATTAACAACTGCAATAGTAAAAACGCCTAACGGCTATTGCTTATACACATTGTTAGGCACTTTTAATTATGGAAGGAAAATGCCCCAAAGACGGTAGAGAAAACAGACCGATTTATATTATTACAAACAACAAAAGGACACTTGCTGTTGCTGATGGAAAAGGACACGCATATAAAGTATATGGTGAAGGATATGACGTATTTGATAGCGTTTGTAAACCTGAAAACAAATATGACCCAAACGATTATGAATTTGAACGTGGGTTAAGTGGTATGGATTTTTAATTGTGCCTAACGTAATTGTAATTGAGCTTGTGCGACTGGCGAGGCACGAGCTTGCAATTACAATTTGTTAATAAGTATTTTTTCGTATATTGAAAAAAATAAATACTAAAAGATGGCAACTAAAAAAAGCACAGTAAACAAAGCTGGTAACTATACAAAACCAACAATGAGAAAAAAGCTTTTTAATCAAATAAAAGCAGGATCTAAAGGAGGTAATCCAGGACAGTGGTCAGCAAGAAAAGCTCAAATGCTTGCTAAACAGTATAAAGCTAAAGGAGGAGGTTATAAATCTAAAAAATAATTAAATGGCTAAAACTAAATCTCAGAAAAGTTTAGACAGGTGGACCAAACAAAAATGGACAACCGCTTCAGGAAAAAAATCTTCTGAAACAGGAGAAGTTTACGCTCCTAAAAAAACAATCACAAAACTTAAATCAACTGCCGCAGGTAGAAAAAAACTAGCAGCGGCAAACAGAAAAAAAAGAGCAGCAACCAAACAAGGCAAGCAACACGCTAAACATGGTTTGCACAAAGGGAAAAAAAGATAATCCTTAACCACCCTATATTAAAATTAAAATGACATATACTGAAAAAGAACTAAACGAAATAGTTCAACTCATTAATTGTGGTGAAAGCCTAGAAGAAGCCAAAAATATTATATCGCTTAAATATAAATTAACAGACCAAGGAAAAAGAATAAAAGAATTAGCCGAACAAGTTAAAGAATATTTTAAAGTAGATACCCTAGTTAGTAGATCTAGAAGCTCTGAACATATCGCTCCAATGGCGGTATTTACATACCTTATACACGAACTTCTTGGTGATTACAAAGCAAAAAATGTTCACGAAACATTTTCAATTATCACTAAAAAAACAAGATGCACATTCTATCACTACACCAAAATGTACGAAGATGAACAACACCTAGTTGATAAAAGAAAATGTAAAAACAACTACATTGCTAATCACTTCCTGATACTAAAAGGTAAAATCCTTAACGAAGATGTTTCTGAAGAACTCCTGATAGTAAAAGAAAAAATTAAAAAAGACTGCCAAGGAAGAGAAAACTTTGAAAAAAACAAAGAAGCAATCATACACGACATATACAATAATTTTATGTCATACAAAGAATTAAATAGAAAATACTTTTTCTTTAATGACCATAGAAATGTTAAAAAGTTTTTTGCACTAGAAGAGAAAAAATACACTAAATTTATAAGAAGTAGCTACCGAACCAGATTGTCTATTATTTTAGAAACCTACAAGAAAAGTTTTAAAAATAAAATCGAAAAGGGATATACGTTTGAAGAAATTAATAAACACTTTAGCATATACCCCACAGCTACTACGCTTAGAAAAGTTGCTAGTAAATACGAGAAAATAATATTTGATATTCTGTTAGAAAATGAAAGGATTAGAAAAAAAGAAACCCAGACTAAACAAAAATGCTCTAAACAAAAGTGTTATAAATCTGGGTTTTAATTCTTACATTAGCGACCTGAAAAACCATATAAGAATTTAAAGCTTACAAACGTTATCAAATATAATAAATATATATCACTCACACAAATAACCCTAGTTCCTGGGTTAGCAAAAGCTATTCTTAACAAGAAAAAAGTTAAAGATTTCGAGTTCTACTGCTATTTAAAGACACTAGAATACAGCGGCTGTGTGAAAGATTATGAAATGGTTGTCCTTGAAATGGATACCCAACTCTCTGTTAAAACTATCAACAGAAGACTACAAGCTCTTCAAAGCTTAGGATGGATAGACATAAAAGGTCCAAACATCTACCTTAGATCACTGAAAAAAATATGCAAGTCAGTAGACTGCAGATATAACGATAATAAACCAAAGAAAAAAAGACACCAATCAAGTAAAATATATACGATAAAAGAATTACTTAGAGCTGAGTCTCTAAGAGAACACATTTCTGCTCAAGAAACAAAAGCATTAAGAAAAGCAAGCAAGAAGTCAACGAAGTACCTTAATAGCTTTGGGATAAAAGGTCTCAAAGCTTGGTTACTCAATTCTCCAGAAGAATTACAAGAGCATTCGCAGTTTTTTAGAAGCTTAGAGGTAACTGCCTCAAGAGAGAAATGTGCAGAAATTTGGGGTTGCTCCCTTATTGACGCTTCAAGGTCATTAAACGCTCTGGCTCGTCATAGAGTTATCTCTGACAGGAAAAGGGCAGGAATGATATATAAAGGCGACGAGCAGAGAGCTGCTGCTTTGAGAAGAGCATACGATGATCCCACTATCTTTCACAAAAAAGGGAAGATATATAAGAAGTTAAATAATCTAATTACTTTTTTAAAGGTTGATGTAGAAAAACATCAATACGTTCCAGATTCAAAGTTCTACCAAGGAGGTGATGACTACGATTCGAGGTTCCTCTTTAAATTAGATATGATGTATACTTCTTATCTATCTAAGTTTAGTTTGGGGATTAAGTGTTCGTAGTATCACTTCGTTCTAGACTTGTACCATTTTTGTCCAATCGAATAATAGATGAATTAATCTAACTACTACTTCTATACCCTGTTCAAAAAAAACATACTTTAAATATGTTTTGTCATTACAAATAATTAAATTAGTCATTATGAAAACCCAAGCAATTATTTACATTAGAGTATCTACAAACAAACAAGATAACTCATTAGAGATGCAGAGGGATAAATGTGTCCTGTTCTGCAAAGAAAAAGATTATGAGGTAGTTGATATAATTATTGACGAAGACATCTCAGGAGGCTCTAAAATATTCAAAAGACCAGGAGGTTCTGTCCTTAAGGAAAGAATCGACAACAAAGAGATAAACCACGTTGTATCATGGAAGCTTGATCGTATATCCAGAAAAGTAATAGACGGTCTTACTTTTATTGACACACTTAATAAAGAAGGAATAGGAATGTCAATCCTAGACTTAAATGGTGAATCAATAGATACCAATACAGCAACAGGAAAGTTCTTTATATCATTAATGCTATCTCTTAACGAAATGGAGAGAGGTATTATCTCTGAGAGAACATCTACAATTCTTCAAAACAAAAAAAAGAACTTAGAAGTCTACAGTAGAAAAGCACCTTTTGGATTTAAAAAAAGAGGTAAAAAGCTTATCCCTGTGGAAAAAGATTTGGATAAGGTTAGGAAGGTTATTATGTTGCACCAGACACGCTCTAAGAGGAAGTTATCAATCGACCTAGTGTTAGGCTACAACATTGTAAGTAGAATCATTAGAGATAAGGATTTTTATAAAGACCATATATGAAATTACAAGTAAGTTTGTTCCCTGGTAACTGCGTAATATGTAACCGTAAAATAACCACTATTTTTACGGTTTGCTCTGTGGAGTGTCAAAAAAAGCTAAACGAAAGAGATAAAAAAATAAAAAGTAATAACGAAAATTAAATTAAAATGACGGATATAGATTTATCATTTAAAGGAATAGAGTACACATTTACAGATGTGGAAATAGAAGAAAGCTGCCCTGGGGATTATTACACCCCTCCATACGAAGGTGGTGTGATAGGGTACAATAAAGTTTTAACCTGTTTAAGACCTTTAAGCCCACCAGTTGATGTTACTGAGATGTTTGAGTCGCTAACAGATAACGATGATATTTTAGAGCAGCTAAACGAAAGAGTGAAAGATATGTACAATGATTTTTAACTTTATAAAAAATTAAATGATATACGTAAAAGATTTTATGCTTGTTGATATTGACCTAAAACAGCATTTGAAAAAAACCATAAAATTAGGAGAAAAAGAAGTAGAGCTTTACATGGATACTATATTCTCCAGAATGGAAGAAGACGGCACTGCTCCTTTAGATCCTTCTTTGATACCTCACAAGGGGACAGTAGTAGGAAAACCAAGAGGACTTAGTAGTGTGGTTAAGAAAGACCAAATAACTCTGGATGAAATAGATGAAGGTGATGTTGTTTACTTTCATCATCATGTAGTGAACTTTGAGAGAAGAACAGAAGACGGTAAGTTTTTCTTTCGGTTCTTTAGGGATATGATTGCTAAGTATGCTACTAGCTCATATTGTAAGATTGTAGACGGAGAGATAATCCCAATACACAAGTGGTCCATTTGTAAGAAGTATAAAAACATATTTCAATCCACAACCTTAATAATTCCAGACTACCTTAAGAATAAAAAAACAGAAGATTTATTAGAGGTGGTTGCTCCTTCAAGATTTATTGCTGATGAAGTTAGTAAAGGTGATGTGATTGTTGTTAAACCTCTGGGTGCTGTTGATCTTAAGATAGAAGGTGAAGATTATGTGGTTATCCATGAAGATGATATTTTTGGTGTTCAGACTTGTTAACGTTGAGTATAAAAATCTGGTGAGGTACGAGCTTGTTTTTATACAGTGTTACCCACCGTTAACTTTATAGATATGATGACAATAAACTTAAACATAAAAGCAAACGTGAATAACATCTCACTATCTGAGATATATGAACTATTGCAAAAGTATAGCCTTGAAAAAGTAAAGGATAAAAAAGTCTATGATTTCAAAGGTTTTCAATTTCAGATTGAAACTGAAATAAACATGGCTATAAACTATATCATTACCGAACTGCCTTAATGGTGGGTAACGCCCTTGTAAACGAGCTTGAGCGACTACCGAGGAACGAGGTTGCGTTTACAACCTGTTAATTTTTATAAAAAATATGAGAACATTAATTTTAGATAAAGAAGGAAATGCGGTTATCACAACCAATGATAAGTTTGACAAAATAACTATTATGGTAGGTGAATATTACATCAAAGGATTACACATTCCTTCTAAGCAGTTCTCTATCGAAACAATAGACTCTATTAAAGCAGTCAGGGACTATCTCAACAGTGTAATAACTAAAGGAGAGAAGATTGCACAATTAGAAAAAGAACACAAAAACCTAAGCGAGCAGTACCTTGTAAAAAAGGATGAAAAGCTTTACCAAAAGATAAAACAGATTAAATCTGAATTTATTAAATTGAGAGGTAAAACTGCTAGTAATGGAAAAATACACATATAAGATCGGAAGGTCTTTGGCTATAGAAGAAGGCTACGAAGATGGAGAGCTTACCTGGAGCCAAATGATGCCAATAAACGTCATGCTAGACATACTCCTTTTAGACTTTATGGAGGAACTTTCACAAAATAATTAAATTTATTTTGTCATTACAAAAGTAATGACTTAAATTAGCTTCTTAAACAAAATTCAAATATTTTGGAAGCAAATAACTATATCCTAACCTAATAAAAATCAGCCTAATATATAAATAATTATGAAAAAGAAATCAACAGCATGGATAATCTTATTGCTAATGTTTAACTCTTGTTTATACTACATAGAAAGAGCGTTTCTGTACATAATCAAACTGTTTATAGATGACTCCAAAAGAAGAAGCTAACAATCTTATCAAAGAGGTTATGGAAGTAAAAGGAATAAGCATAAATAAAAAAGAAGCTATTCACTTATCTATATTCTTAACCGACAAAATATTAAATGAGTACGAAAAACGATTTAAAAATATCACTAAGTCTGAAAATGTAGCTAGGGTTGTTTTGTCTACTCACTGGAACAGAGTAAATCTAAACTTAAATAAAATATTAAAAGCCTATACAGATGAAGAAATATAACTTTGCGTATAAACCCCTAGAAAGAACTGGTAGAAAAGAAATAATATCAGTATTAAGAACAGGAGAAATAGACCTGTATTATTTTTACCCTCAGACTAACGAAAAAGAATTTATCAAAACAGTAAAAGTAAAAGACAAACAAAATGACGATGATCATTAATAGATTTTGTCAAAAAACCAAAGAGGTTTTAGTTTAACTTTGCATTTTTAATTTTTAACCAATAAATAATCGCTATGAAAAAGGTGGATTGCATCATCAGAAAAGCTCAATTTGATGAGGTGAAATCGGCTCTATTGGCAGTTAAGGTAACTTTCTTTAGTTATTGGGACTGTACAGGAGTTGGTAACGAGCAGCTCGATAGGAAGTATCGAGGTATTCCATATTCTACTTCTGAAATTCAGAGGAGGTATCTTTCAATCGTCGTTAGTGACGAGTTTTTAGAAAGGACAATTAACGCTATTCTTGATTCTGCCTACACAGGAGAAGTCGGAGATGGTAAAATTTTTGTCAGCGATGTGCAGGAAGCATATCGAATCCGAACCAAAGAAAGAGGTAATCAAACACTTAATTAGAAGAAGAAATGGAAATGTTAACAGTAAATAACCTGTGGATGATGGTCTGTACAGGTTTGGTGTTCTTTATGCACTTAGGATTTAGCTTGTTGGAGATAGGACTGACAAGACAAAAAAATACCATCAATATCCTGTTCAAAAATATCTTCATTATTTGTATGGGGCTTTTGGTCTATTACATAGGAGGATTTAATCTCATGTATCCTGGGTTTGAAGAGGGTAGCATGGGAGTTCTTAAGTTTGCAGGTTTCGGAATTGATGCACCTGTAAATGGAATGACTGCCGATTATGCTGACGGTGGCTATACTTGGTGGACTGATTTCTTGTTCCAAGGAATGTTCGCTGCAACCGCTGCTACAATTGTCTCAGGAGCAGTAGCTGAAAGAATTAAGCTTAGTAGCTTTATGATTTTCAGCGTTATCTATGTAGGGCTTGTATACCCTATAGTAGGTAGCTGGAAGTGGGGAGGAGGATTCCTTGATAATATGGGATTCTATGACTTCGCTGGAAGTACTCTTGTTCACTCTGTAGGAGGATGGGCTGCATTAGTAGCTGTATGGCTACTTGGTGCTAGACTAGGTAAGTTTAAAGAGGGTAAATCTTTTGCTATTCTAGGACACAATATTCCTTTTGCTACGGCAGGAGTATTAATCTTGTGGCTAGGTTGGTTTGGATTTAACGGAGGTTCTGTTTTAAGTGCTGACGCTGCATTAACTTCTTTAACTCTTGTTACTACTTGCCTTGCGGCAGCAGCAGGAGGTTTTGGAGCTGCTATTACATCTTATCTTAAGAATAAGACATTAGACTTAACAATGTTTCTTAACGGAATCTTAGGAGGACTTGTCGCTATTACGGCAGGTGCTGACCAAATGAGTCCAAACGAATCTGTTGTTGTAGGTCTTATTGGAGGTATTATAGTAGTCTTTGCGGTTGCTCTGTTAGACAAACTTAAACTAGATGATCCAGTAGGTGCTATCGCTGTTCACCTTGGATGTGGAATATGGGGAACATTAGCAGTAGGAATCTTCGGAGAATTAGCTAGTGGTAGTCAATTTCTTACACAGCTTATAGGGGTTGCCGTAATCGGAGCTTTCTGTCTAATTAGTTCTTTCTTAATTCTATTTACCATAAAGAAAATTATGGGACTTAGAGTTCCAAAAAGAGAAGAACTTGAAGGACTAGACAGTGCCGAGCATGGCATGAGTGCTTATCCAGATTTCAGATTAAATCAACATTAATAACACAGGGGGCTAATCACCCCCTTAATTTTACAAAAATGAAAAAACTATTTACATTTATATTATTAGCTACTACAATACTATCTTACGGTCAAGATAGCTTGAAGTCAAACCTTTCTTTAGAGGGAAGTGTAGACGTTTATTACAGAAGAAACCTTAGTACAGCAAAAACAGATTTAGCTCCTGCTACATCGTTTGCTAACTTAAACGGTTTCAGTTTGGGTATGTTCAACCTTATTAGTTCTTACGATACAAAGAACACAGGTGTTGTTGCAGACTTAGTTTTTGGACCTAGAGGAGAAGACGCTGTTTTTCTATCTACTGGAAGTTCTAACATCATTAATCAGCTTTATGCTTATTGGGACGTTAGTAAAAGTGTGACCTTGACTATGGGTAACTTTAATACTTTCCTAGGATATGAAGTAATCAGTCCAACAGGGAACTTTAACTACTCTACATCCTATATGTTTAGCTACGGTCCATTCTCCCACTCTGGGTTAAAGGCAGACATTGCTTTGTCTGAAAACTTTACCGCTATGCTTGCTGTTTTAAACGCTACTGATGCAACGGATTTCAACCCGTCTAATTTTAGTACGCTAGGTGCTGTGTTAGCATACAAGAATACGTATTTGAACTTCTTATTAGGAAAACAAGATCCTAGCTCTGAAGCTACTTTTCAAGTTGACTTAACGGGAGGATATAATTTATCAGAAAAATTTTATTTAGGAATAAATTCTACATATAATGACACTGATGGCAACGGTTTTTATGGAGCAGCTTTGTATCCTCAATATTCTTTTGGTAAATTAACCGCAGGTTTAAGAGGTGAGTACTTCGCTGAAGTTGGAGACGGAGTTGGAGCAATTGGAGCAGACGCTAATGTTATAAACTTTACCACTACTTTGGATTATGCAATAGAGAATATGAATCTAAAGTTAGAGTATAGATTAGACAAAGCAAGTGAGCAAGTATTTGAGCAAAAGGATAACCTGTCAAGCATAGTTTTGGCAGCGGTATACTCCTTTTAAAATGTGCTTTTTAGAAGATTATATTGATGATTTAGCAACAGAATCAATCATTGATAGTGAACTAGATTAATTAAGACTCCCTCATTTATTGAGGGGGTTTTTTAAAAAAATAAAAAATGAGCGATGTAATAACTTCTAAAGAGTTGTCTTTAGTCAGACAATTAGGGTACGATGATAATGTAACATACTGCAAGGTCTTTGATTGGTTCAGAAGAAGATGGGGGTATGTTTCTTGGATAGAAAAAACAGGTAGTGAATATTGCTACAAAATATATGCAAGAGGTACTTATCACAGACCAAAAAACACAATAGACACAAAGTATCCATACTGCAAAGGATACGAGGACGCTCAAAAGAAACTATTAGAGGAATTAGTAGTAATAATACAAGAAAAAGAATTATGAAAAAACTAACGGCATTATTTTTAATTATTGGATTTAAAGCATCAGCAATATGCACCTTTGATGTTTACTTGAGAGAGCATAAAAGCTTTGATGGCAAACAAACTAAAATGACTTTTGCAACGGGTGACGAATTGAACAAACTAGGATCTGAATCTTATGAATCAGAAAAGCTATACGCTTATGAGTCTGTAAACGGTGAAGCCACCTGGTACGAAATTACAACTCCTAGTGTTTGCGGTGAAGTTGCTTATATTAATTGTATTAACAAGATGCCGTCAATGTTAGACGCTAAAGACATGTCAGGGAAGGAGTTTAAAATTGTCGTATACAAGTAAACACAAGTGTAGTGGATGCAGAGAAAGCCTTAAAAAAAATTAAAACCGAATGCTGTGACTCAGGTTGGCACGTAGAGGATACAAAGTTCATCTGCGACGAGTGTAAAAAAGATGTCACTATTGAAATTATATTTATGTACCAAGCAACAAACAATTAAATATGCCTATATTCGATTACGTTTGCAAAAAATGCAAAACAGAAGTTAACGACAAGTTAGTTCAGTCTTACAAAACAGAAGTGAAGTGTCCTAAATGTGACACAATTATGAGTAAAAAAATCAGTAAACCCAATCTTGGAAATATGAATAAATATGGAAGCAGCTATTAACAAACACAAGAGGCTATGCACCTCTTTTATGTCCAACGCTATTATAATGTTGGAAAACATTGAAGACCTTAAAGACACCCCAATATGGTCCAGAGAACTAAAGTATTATGGAAATAAATTTCTTTCAGAGCTTGAAAAGAAAACACTTCCCGTAGAACGTTCTATGCACAAAAACGAAAAAGAAGTTAAGGTAGTTCAAGAGATTCAAACAATCTATGAAGAAATCTTTAAAGATATGGCCAACATCAATATTGACCAGTTAATAGATCTTAAGTATTTTGTTAAAGACCTCATCTCAGGAGATGTAATCAAAGTGACGAAAGAAGAGGCTATGAAAATTAAGAAAGTTAATCAAAAATAAAATGAATAAAGATACAAAGTTCCAGATAAGGATAGAGGGAGATGTGATTGTTAAGCTGAAAGAACTAGCAAAACAAAAGAAGGTATCTGTTGCTAAATTAATACGTAAATCAATCAAAAAGACTTATGACCTATAATGAAGACTATCAGAAAGTAGCTGAACGACAAGCTATATTTAAAAAAGATTATGCAACCCATAAAATCACCACACACTTACTAGACACCTGTATTATTGACGGTAAGCATCAGGTTATTATTAAGTGTGAGATACTCAATGGCTCAGGCAAGGTTGTAGCAACAGGAATAGCCTCTGAAAGAGAAGGCACTAACAACATTAACAAAACAAGCTGGGTAGAGAATGCCGAGACCTCTGCGATAGGAAGGGCGTTCAGAGCATTAGGGATTGGTGATAACGAAAACTACGCCTCTAAAGAAGAAGTTAGTAACGCTAAAGAAAAGTTAGGCACTGTTGAGAAGCAAGAAAAAGTTTCTAAAGGAAAATCCCTTACAGAGAAAGCTAAGAAAAACACCAAGAAGTTAGACTTTAGTTTTATTACAGATGACAGAAAAGTATCTGACTTAAAAAAGATAGCTGACGGATTAAAGATGTTCGGTATTACCAAACTACAATTAACTCCTGCTTTTAAAAGATACGACCAAGAGGGTAAATACAAAGACCTAGCAGAGTTTATGGTTACTATGCCTACCGAAGAGCTGAAAACGTTTATTACTGAATATGTTGTCAATAATAAAAAATGAGTTATCTAGTAGCCAACCTACCACAGATACAGTGTTATGTCAGAAGAGAATACCTGTATGATTTTGACGAAGGACATGGAGATTATGAACCATGTTATTGGGTAAGTGTAAAGTCCATATTAGGAAAAGCACTTTACATTGAAGCCTACCTAACTGAATACGGAGCTTTATATGATAAACTACCTATATCAGCTTTTGTCTGGAAAACAGATGTTGATGTTGATACATTTGTTCCACTTGATTACTTGCAAATATGGGATTGTTTTTCGTATAATATAACTGTCATTGAAAAAACGATATTAAAGAATATAGACTGTCAGGTATATATGAAAGATAAAAAGTTCCACAAGGGTTATTATCTATTTACTATTGATAGCTGTCATTCAGAGCCTAATGAATTAAATGTGAGCCTTTCGCAAACACCTAACGAACATAAGTCTTTTAATATTATTAAGATGGATAACGGTCAGTTTGCTGCTCAACCCAACAACAGGGTTCTATTCTATGATCAGTCTTTGACATCAAATAAATTAACTCCGCCAGACTTCAAGGTAAGCACCCATGAGTTCTTCTGTGAGAATGCTCACAAATGGGCTGTAGAAGATGGTTATTTTTATGAGTTTGATAAAAAAGAATAGACAGTGAACTTAATAGATAAAATCCAAAAAGGTAACGATTACTTAATTGACCAATGTGAAGCAAAGCTTAACTCATTAGGAGCGTTAGAGAAAGGAAAATTTACCCCGACAAACCCTAAAGCCTACAATAGATATAAAAAAGAAGCAGAGTTTAGATTAAGGTACGTAGAAGCCGTATCAGAACTGCTTAAACAACATGTACTACTATCAGAAGGGCTGCTAGAGTTTATTAATAAAATAGATAACGAAGGTAATATAGAAGAAGAGGAGATTAATGGTTTAAGAAAGTTTGCAGAAAAATATAAATAATGATTACTAGAGACAAACTTGAATCCCTCTTAGGTAGAGGGTATAGCATAATACCGCTTAAAAAAAATAAAATACCCAACATAAGTTCTTGGCAGAAATACACCAAAGAACTTTACAAACTAGGTGACGACATATCTGAGTTTCAATCTGTAGGACTTGTAACAGGTGAGATAGCAGGTGTTCAGGTTGTAGATGTAGACGCTAAATACTGGATAGGAGAAGGTGACTTTATGGAGCTTTTAGAAGACAGAGTAGAACTCTTCTGTCCTGGACTTTGGAAAAAGCTAACTATATCGACAACAAAAAACAAAGGCTTTCACCTCTTATACAAAGTCGAAGGAAAACAAGAAGGAAGCGTTAAACTTGCTCAAAGAGAACCTACTAAAAAGGAAGCTGAAGAAGGGCAAAAAAGGCTAGTGCTTTTAGAAACTAGGTCAGCCAACGCTTATGTTGTTTGCCACCCTTCTGAAGGTTACGAGATAGAACAAGGTAAGCTTCTTAATCTAAAGTTAATTACCCAAAAAGAAAGAGATACTCTTTTTGCTTGTTGTAGAACTTTTGATGAGATTCTACCTCCCGTATTTCAAGAGAAGCCACAAGTTGTATATAACAGCGTAGGGATACCGCCTTGGGATGCTTATAACGACGACAACCACCATTGGAAAATGGTTATGGAAAGTCATGGCTGGGAATTAAAAGACGTTAAGAATGAGAAGATACCAGTTGTAAGACCAGGAAGCAACAGTCCTACATCGGGTAACTTCTCAATAGCACACAACCTATTAAGAGTGTTTAGCACTTCTTCAATATTTGATAGCAATAGATCATATAGTCCTTTTGGGATATACACAGTACTACAATGCGGAGGAGACCCTAAACAAGCTGCTAGGGAGCTTAGAGATATGGGCTACGGAACTAATCCAGAGTCTAAGTATAAAACCAAAGATGAGCCTGTTGATATTGATAATACCCATGAGTTTATTGTAGGTGATGAAGTCAACACTTATATACATGATTTTGCTAGTGGCAAGATACCAATGGGACTATCAACAGGGTATAAAGACTTAGATAGGCATTATAGGTTTAAGGACCAAGCTTTTGATATTATAGGAGGTACAGCAGGTTTAGGTAAAACTACTATCGCTTGTTTTCTTTTTGCTCTAGCTAATGCCCTTCATGGTAAGCGTGTCATCATATACAGCACCGAGAACCCTGCATGGGAACTTAAGGTATTTGTTCTTGAGTTTTTGTATGGTGAAAAGGTTAAGGATATACCCAAACAACACATAGACAAAGGATTGAAATACCTTGACAAAAACTTTGCTTTTATAGAAACAGAAGACATGTTAAGCTACCTAGATATTCTTAGTATGGTTGAAAAGATAGAGGCTAAAAAAGGTAAGTTTGATTATCTGTTTATAGACCCTTGGAACGCTTTAACTGTAGATTATACAGAGGTAGACAGAAAGCTTAATACATACCAATACACACTTCAGGTGGCTACCAAGCTACAGAAGTGGTGTAAGCATAAGAATATGTCTTTATACATAGGCATGCACTCCAATACAGAGTCAGCACGAAGAGTTCATCAGTCAGGAGATTTAAAGGGTAATCCTTCTCCGTTGAATGCTGCTGACCTTGCAGATGGTGTAGTATGGGAAAACAAATGCACCCACATGTTATTAGTTCATAGATACAAGTTTGTTGAGGAATTAAGAAACCAAACACAGATAGCTGTTAAAAAAGTAAAGTCAAAACATACTGGTGGTTTAGAAACTCCAATGGACAGTCCTGTACTCCTGAATATGGGTAGAGGAAAGTATAGAGATTTTTTTAGTTTTTATGATTCTGACAACGAAAGTCCTTTGCGAGGATGGTTTAAAAAGACTATCTTAGGAGAGAAATTTGTCAGTACGGAAGATGAAAAGCCAAGCTTTGATGATTACGTATTTGAACAGCAAGAAACCTCTGAAGCAGAGGACATTAACAACTACAACAAGGGGACGGTTTTTAAAGGCAGCAGACCTGCCGAAGAGCCTCCTTATTAATTAGTAAACAATTAAATTTTATATATTATGGGACTAGGAAGAGATAATGCTCCGAAGACTTATTTAAAGCTAAACACTAAAGAAGAAAAGCCAGTGTTTAAGGTTTATCAGAAGAACGCTGAAACAGGAAAGTATCAGCACACACAAAACGAAACATTTGTTAGTGGCTATTTTAAATCTATTAACTTTCAGGTTAATGAATATAAAGGCGACAAAACAGAAGTTTTTAATCTTACCATTACCGATGACGGTATGGACTATGTTATTGAGTCATCACTAAGTATGGTGGGTAGAGGTATTCTTAATACACTTTGCTCTTACACTGAGTTAGGATTGATTAAGATTTCATTAGCAACAAGATCTAAAGACGGTAAATCATTTCCAACAGCTTACCTAACAATAAACGGAGATGACAGACCTAAGTGGAAACTTAGTATCGAAGAGCAAATGGATTTGACTAAGATAACAAAGCTTAGAGATAGAACAGACTATGACCGTTTCGAGCTTCATCAAAAGCTTAAAGAAATGTGTTCTAATTTAAAGCCTGCTGAGGACAATATACTTAACACCGTTTCTCCTGAGCTACAACAAGCAGCGGAACAAGTAGATGGTTATTTAAAATCTCAGACTTTAGAAACAAAACAAGAACAGCCTTCGTATGAGGAGGATGACGATTTACCCTTTTAATGATTTCACGTAGTAGTTACAAAGAAGCCTTAATTCAAAACGGGAGTAGGTGAAGCCCGTTTCTTTAATCTACAATTAATATGTCAACAACATTGGAAATAAATAAAATAGATTTATCATCAGATAATCTTGGGTGTAACCTACCAGAGGAAATCGCACACTTAGAAGAATACGCTAAGTACGCTAAACAAATAAAAGAAGATGTATACGGTTTTTTTATCCCTCAGTTTATTGAAGGTAAAAGAAATGAAGATTGGTATTCGTTTAGAAAAAATACAATAGGATCATCAGAGATAGCTACGATTATAGACATGGATGAGTATGGTGATGCTGTAAAGCTTTTTAGAAGTAAGATAGATTACGACATACCTCCCTTTGCAACAAAGTTTACTGTAAACGGATTGCATTTTGAAGAGAAAATATCAGACCTATGGGAGTTCTACGATGGAACTGAAACAGGTTGGGTAGATAACTGGACGCAAGCAAAAAAGATTAGAACTAAAGTTCCTATCCCTTGTTACGCTGTAAACATCAACTATCCGCATTTATCAGCTTCCTTAGACTTCTTTATCCCAGGAGGACAGGTTTCACCCTTTACAGGTGAGGTAATCGAGTCAGACGCTTCTCTAGAAATAAAGATGGTTTCACAGTTCGCAGCAGAAAAGTATGAACTAGGAATACCACACAGGTACGTAGTTCAAACAAACCTTCAAATGATAGTGTTAGGTATTACATACTCTGAACTTGCATACCTAGTAGCAGGTGTGGACTTTAATGTATTACCCTTAGATATGGACCTAGAATTATGTCAAGAGATTATTGTAAGGTCTTATGAGTTCTGGAATCGTGTGACTATGGCTAGAGATATATACAACTCCGAAGGTGAAGAGTTGGATATAGACAAGCAGATAACAGATATAGAGCCAGAGCCTTCAGGAAACGAAGCTTATATTGAGTTTTACAAAGACAAGTATAAAACATCTTATGAGGACACACTTAGGGCAGGAGAAGACGAAGAATGGGATATAGCTGTGCAATACAAAACCTGTACTGATAAAATTGCTGAACTTGAAAAAACCAAAGAAAAGCTTAAGCAGAAAATACTAGCCTTCTCTAAATACGAAGAGGTAATCTCTTTTGGAGATAACGGGAGAATACTTAATAAACGCCCCGAAGGAAAAAGAGCTACTTTTAGAGTTAATATTAAAAATTACAAAGAGGGGTAACACCCTCTTTTTATACAGTTAGCTATGAGTAAAATTTTACATTTAAAAAAAGGAGATGTCTTTACCTACAAAGGAGAAGAATACGAAGTGTGTAAGATTGATGAAGCATTTGTTACTTGTAAAAACACCTCTCCTGATGGTTACACATTTTATATACATAAATCAGTAGAGATAAAAGACGAGCATTTTAAATCTAATCCTGACCATAAAAAGAACATGTTTTAATGAGTAGAAAAAAAACAGGAGAATGGGAAATGTTTATGGAGATATGGAAAGAACGAAAACATGTATGCGCTAACTGTGGTAAAAAGCTAGGAAACAAACCTCAACCAATATTCTTTTCTCATATACTAACCAAAGGAAGAACACCTGAGCTTAGATTAAACAAAGACAATATAGAGCTTCTATGTCCAGAACACCACATGGAATGGGAAACAGGAGATCTAGAAACTAAAAGAAACTTTACTTGGTCCAAAACAAAAAAGCAAATAGTCAGAGAACATAACTACTTGCTTTACTGTAAATTATTTGGTGACGATTAATTCTGATTCATCCCTCCATAAAAGAACGCTATAATAGAAGCTACTATATTACCAAGTATAAACCCTTCTAGAGTATCTACTAAATGCGTGTTACCTTCTGGAACAACTATGAAAAAAGAAAATATCATAAAGGTAGCTCCAACAACACTCCAAAAAGCAGCTAAATAATAAATAAAGTTTCTAGCAAGCTTTCCATTTTGTTTTAAAGATTCTTTCTGCATATCTCTAGCAGACTTCCTATCTTCCATCATTAATCTCTCATGCTCTACCTCAAACTCCTTAATCTTTAATTGGAACTCTTCTGACAGAGCTTTACCTTCTTCTGATAAGTCAGTACCCAACACATCTCCAATCTCTTTTATAACGCCTTTAAAATTACCTGTGGCGGCATTAATAGCTAACTGACCCACATCTTTACCTTTAGTGGCTAAAAATCCCTTAGCTTTCTTTAAAAATCCATTAAACTTTTTCATGACTCTGGTTTTATTATTTCAACATGAGGAGCATCTAAAAACGATTGGTCAAACTTTAATATACCGTCCATATCCCAATTCACTCCCGTTCTTATTATATGAGATATAACACCCCTTGAATATAAGTCTTTTGCACACTGTTCTATTACAGTGGAGATATATACTAAGTGTGTCATGTCGTAGCTCAAGTTTTTGCCGTTGTGAAAAGCATACGCACAGAAATCTACAGCCCTTGAATAATTATACACAGGATGATCCTGAATAGTTATGTGCTTTGCAACCCTACACAACTCCTCCTCAGACCTATATTTATCTGGGTTTATTTTACTTAAACCGTCTTTATAATACCTTCTTTGACTAGCTACATCTCTAGCTCCCTCTACTAAAACAATATCAACAGAGGTTCTCTGGATAGCTAAATTCATTGTTAATTGTAAATCAGGATGAAGTGTTTTTAAAACACCTATACTCCTTTTGCTCCATTCATATTTCATTTGACCAAGCTATTGCTTTTTTTATGTTAGTGAAAAACTTAATTTTTATTCCTTTTGTCTTGATAATACAGATCAAATAATTCACCATGACACAAGTTAAGATATAAAAAAATCTCTTAATGTTATTTTTAGTAAAGTTCACTAAGGCAATAGAATACACACCCTCTAAAGACTCATCTTTAGCAAAGGAAGAAACATCTAAGTCTTTAGTCTTTACATAAGACCAGTTTACTATTACCACAAACTTTGTTATGTTGTGCCTGCTTTGATAAATGTTTTTTAACCTGACTATCCTACTAGCAAAATTATCGTCTATAACTATATTCTTACCACATGTAAAAACACAAGTATCCCCAATAACTCTATAATCTAAAATACTTCTATTCAAAATAAAACTTTAAAAACTCGTCTATGAATTTTGATATTTTAATAGAGACTGTAATTAAAATCATACAGATAATAATCATAAAACTAATTAGTTTCATGGCTCTATACCTGTGGACATATAATATAAATAATATGGCTTTCGTCATAGACGGTGTGTCTACAACATTTTTTATTTTTTGTTACTTTTTTGCTTAAAAATTTTATAAACAAATTGACCTATTGTAATAGATGAGGTGATTATAGAAAGGAAAGTTAGTACTAATACAGATATTTTACTTGTTGCATCTATGCCTGATTCGGCAGCAGGAGTTACTATAATCTTTAGATAATCTAATGAAGGAATGCTGTCTTTTATCGTTTCTACATTTTGACTTAAACATCCCCACCCGAAAAAAGAAAAAACAGTATTTATAAAAATACCCAAATTAGTGTTCTCCATTATATTTTCATTTCGCATAAAGATAGAAAAATAAAATCTTTTGCTTTTTACAACGTAAGACACAGCTTAAAGTTAAATCTAATCTTCAGGCTGCTTGCTTTCATCTACAAAAAGCTTATCCAATATACCTAATGCTTTATTATACGATAAAACCTCATGTCTAGAAAAAGCACCTCTTTGGGTAGCAGCATCTAAAAGCTTTATTATATGAATATAAGCGTTGTTCTGTTCTGTTAATTCTTCCATTTTAATTATATTTTAATTTTTTTTAATATCTCATATAGCCTTATAAGACTATCAGTAGAAGTTCCTGGCTTCTTCTGTATATATTTGTTTTTCATTCTTAAAAAGAATCCACCAAGTCTTACTCCTGCATAGTTGCGTTTAGCTTTATCTTTTAAGATCTTTTGAAGTTTGTAAAAAACATAATCATCATACTTGTTTCCACCGTACACTCTATAACCCCAATCGTGTAAAAAAGCATCCACGCTAGGATGAGTCTTATCTTGGATAAACGTAGCGCCATCATAACCCTTCTCTCTCCAAAACTTGCTCTGCCAAGCCTCCTCAAAAGCAGGCATTACAAAATTAAGATTGTTCTCCTGTATCTGCCTTATTAAAGCAGTTCTTATCTCTTCCTCTGTGAGGTATGGGTATATGTTTCCGAAATACATT